CGCCACATACGCCGTGCAGGACCGGCGAACTGCTTCACGTCGACATAGTCGCCGTTGGCAAATTCGGTGGTCTGCATGAGGTAGCCGCGGAATGCCGGGGAGATGATCCCGAACATGTTGTTCTCGTCTTCGACCGGCACGTCGTTGTTTCCGAGGATGGCCTGCGCGCCCAGAACAGTCGACAGCGAGGCGGTGCCCGAGCCGAAGTCCTGAGTTGCGTTTGCCAGTTCGGCCAGCATGGTCAGGTCGATGTCGCGGTTGATCGCGGCAATCGACGCATCGCGCATGACGCGGACCTGATCACCCTGAGACGCAAACACGTTGAAGCCCGTGAGCTTGTAAGGTGCGTGCTTCTCAACCAGCGTCGCAGCGGGCTGCGAGTTGGTCGGGTTGCCGTAGGGGATGAGACCGTTGGTCCCACGGGTGACGGCGGTATCGCCGCCGGAGCCGGACACGAGGAACGTGGCCGTGTTTCCGTTCATCACGGATTCTTTCGTCGCCATCGCCTTGAGGAAGCTGGAGCGCTGCTCAAACGCCGGCACGAAATCCTTCTTGTAGTGAATCACTGCGGCTTCGACCGACATGATCCATCTCCTTTCGAGATTTGTGTGGGGAGGGGTTTGGAGCCGTCACGATCCGAGGGTGGCCGAAGGCGTTGCGGGGCCGTTTCCGGGGTGGCCGCTAGCAGTTCGGGGCTGTCACGTTTGGCGGGTAGAACGCCCGTCAGACCGGGTTCCGCTTGCGCGGGGTTGCCGGATTCCGGGCATGAAAAAGCCCGCCGAAGCGGGTTGGTTATCCACCGGTGTCGGTGAATTGCGGTTAGCGCTTGCCTCGCGCCAGATCCTTTTCGATGATCTTCCGATACTCTTTGTCGAGGCCTTCAGCCTCGTATCGGTCGAAGTCCGTCGCGCGGATTTTCTCGATTTCCTCACGGCGCGCGGTGTGCTTGCGCTCGCTATCGCCATTGGCGAAAGTCACGTCGCCGAATTTGTCGCGGCCCATGTCCGCCGCCCATAGAATGAATTCCGGATTATCGCCCAGCCGGCGGCCGTCAGGCCCTCGGAATTCGGCCCAATCCTTTCCAACTCCAGGAATGGCCTCAATCGCACGGGACGCGAGTGTCATGCTCGCCTTATATTCTCCGTGCGGCAGATCCTTGCGCAGCGCGTCTTCGGCAGCCTCTCGCGCTTCATTGTCGGCCGCCGCGCGCTGTTCCGCGAACTGGTCCATCGTGGACACATACCATTCGGTCGCGACTTCAACCGCTGAGTTGGGCAAGCCCTTCTTGTGCGCGAACTGCGTGAACGTCGCCAGCACCGGCTTGTCTTCGTCGGTCAGCGCCTTCGTCACCGTGTCGGGCAGTTTGTAGCCGGTGGGATCGTCAGGGATGCCCTGTTCCTTGCGCCACTCGGCCATCGCCTTCTCGTCAGAGGCATCCGGCATGTCGCGCTTGATCTTGCCGGAACGGATGATCTTTTCCTGCTCAGCGATCTTGCGTGCGAAGTTGGAAGGCGACGAAAACCGCTTCAGGATCTTCGCCAGATCCTCATCCGAGCCGGCAAGACGCTCGCGCCAGTCGTCGGGCCATGCGAAGTCGTCGGGCTCGTCGCCGTTCTTCGGCTTATCCTTTGGAGCATCCGTGATCGGTGCATCTGCACCTGGCTTGGGCGCATCCTTATCGATCACAGGCGGGTCGGCTGCCTCGTCCTGCGGAATATCCTTTGCCGGTTCGTCAATCGGCTTATCGATCACTTCCGGCGCGGGGGCCGGGTCCAGTTCACTCATTGGTTTGCCTCTTGCCTCGTTTTGCCTCAATCAACTGGAGCGCTTCCGGCTCTCTCAGCCGAGCGATCTGCACCCCGATTGAGCGCTGGCCCTCCAGGAATGCTGTTACGCGGTCGCTTTCGTTCATGCTGACCTGACCAATGTGGCAGGCATTGAAGAGCAGCCATTGCATCGCGCGCTTCTGCTGGCCTTCGTTCGCCACGCCTTCGAACAAGGCCCGGAAGGAGAAGAGAACCTCCTTGTCGTATGGGACGGGCTTCAACTCGTTCACGCCAGACCCGCCTCTTGAAGCTTGATCGAGCTGTCGGCCACCGCACCGGCAACGCCAGCACCGGCAAGACCAAGCTCAGCAGCCTTGACCAGATTGGCCTCACCCTGAGCAGCGCCTTCGCTCTCTTCCGCCTTGTCGCCTTCAAGTATCCAGTCAGCCTTTGCGCCAGTGGCGCGCACCGCGTCCTTCGTGGCCTGCTTGATGTCGTAGCCTGCCGGGATGGTCTGGTCGGCCTGTGCTGCGCCCGCGATGATCTGCATGCTCTCCTGATAGGCAAGGATCGTCTGCCGTCCCTCTGCCGTGTTCAGCGGCGTGTCGAACGTGAACGTCACATCCCGGCCCTGCAAATCGTCCGGCATCTCGGCGAAGTCGAACGATTTGTTGCGCACCGCCATCTGGAACGCGATGTCCAGCATGGGAAGGTGATACTCGCTTTCGATAGGCCCGAAGAACGGCAGCGCGGCGCGGCGGAACTCGTCAAGCCTGGCCTGCGTCTCGAATGCCGTCATCTCACGTGCATTTGGCAGCATCAGCTTGTTGAGCAGGAAGCTCTCGGCAATGAGCAGGCGAACGTCCTGCTTCATCTCCAGCCCAAGCCCTAGATTACCGCCCTGATCGACGGTCTGGAACACCTTGCGGATGTCGTCGGTGTCCTCCAGATCGACATGCGTATGCCCACCGGCATAGAGGTTGATTTCGTCGCGGAAGATGTCGCCCTTGCCTATGGTCGGAGGGTCAACGGCCTTTTCGCCCTGCTCAAGCAGAATGCGGGCCATCGACTGGATCATGCGCCCGTCAGGCAGTGCCGTAATCGCAGCGGGAGAGAACCCATACTGATAGTTGCTGATCGTGCGCCAGCGGGGCGTCACGTAGCAGAATACCGGCAACGCACCCTCGCCCAGCACGATCTCATGATCGCAGTCGATGTAGAGCGAGATGAACTGCATCCCGTTCGCCATCAGCCGGCGGCGGCGCACCTTGTCATCGCCATACATCTCGTCGGCCGGCAGAGCGACGTGCCTGACCTTGAACTCCGTTGTCGGGTCTTTCTCAGCCGCCTGACGGATGTCCTGATGCGCGTTCTTGGCCCACGCCGGGTTAGCCATGATGTTGCGCGCCGTCGTCGGCATGACGCGCTGGAGATGATCTACCTTGCAGTCCGCGTTTTCCATCCAGACGCAATCGCGGGGATGCCACGAGCGGAACAGGAAATGCTCACGCGTCGAGTTCTCACCCACCGACATGACGCCGCCTCCGAACGTCACATAGTCGTGGTCGACCTCGCCTGTGGATCTGACGAAATTTGCCCTGCGATCATAGATCAGCCGCTTGAACCTGTGCGTCGCGCTTTCCAGCCATGTCGCATTCGCCGGGAGTTCATCAATATCCTCGAACCCGGTGCGGACATTGAACCACTGCCCCTGACGAAGCATGGACGACGGAGCATTGCCCAACGTCTCGCGCGCTTGGACCGGGAACGATTCCATCAGATCGCCGGAGAAATCATCTCCCAGCGTGAACGGCGACGTGAAGTCAGACCGCAGCGGGTAGAAGTTCTCGGCAATCTCCTGGTTCAGCTCGTCGTGCTGCCTCTTCTTGGTGAAGAGACCGTCGCCGATCTTGACCAGTTCCTTCGCGCGGGTGTCCATGCGGATCAGCCAGCCGATCCCAGCAGTGAGTTTCCGTAGCTGCGCGTGCCAGCCTCACCACCACCAGCCCCACGCGAAAGCATGGTCGAGGAACGGCCCGAACGCCCAGCGATCTCACGACGCTTGCGCTCCTCTGCCTGACGAATGTTTGGGTCGTTCTGATCCGGCATGCGAACGACAGTCGGTGGTTTTGCCTTGCCAAAAAGTGCACCCATTGGATTCTCCTAGATCGAAACGAAGATGGCGTAGCCACCAGCAACGGCAGTCAGAAGCCATGAGGCGAGTGAGAGGGCGTTGGCAGGAATGATGAGCCAACCGACTTCAGTCTGACGGAATGCCTCGGCAGACGCTTCCGCACCGGCCGCGCTGAGAGCCGCAGCGACCGACAGTGCAACAAGCCAACCATTGCCGGATTGCACGCCGACTGTGAATGCGAGCGCCATCGAGAGCGCGCCGTAGACGTATAAGCCCTTCATCCGCGCCTCCTCTTCATGTTCGCATGCCCTAAATTGACCCTTGTCGCCCCGGTTGGATTACGCGCCACCCTGATCCGGGCCGTTACGCTGTCCTCACCATAGGCCCAGGCATTCACCACCGCGTCGCCCTTGTCGGGAGAGCGGCCAAGGCGCTTTCTGATCTCGGTCTTTTCCTCGATCACCAGCCCGCGCGATGTCAGTTTCCATGTCGGCGCCGCGAGATCGGCCACCAATTCAGGGTCGGGCGGCAGTGCTACCGGCTCTCCGAGGTTAGGTTCAAGCGCCTCGCGGAACTTCCACCACACCTCAGCCCGCTTGTTGGCGAATGTCAGCTTCCCGTCGCGCGTGCGCTTCTTGCTCTCTCCAGAGCCGTTGTGGCCGAAGATGGTTAGGTCGCGGACGTTCTGCTTCAGATGTGAATAGACGCCGGACCCGTATCCGCCGCCCATATCGATGATGATCGGGCAACCATCGCGCATCAATGCAATGTCGCGGGCCGCTAGGTCGATCGGGTCGACGTAGCCTTTCAGCTTCTCGCTGACGATTTCGTCATACCAGTAGCCATGTCGGCGGGCGTATGTGTTCGAGTCCCCGCCGCCCAACGCGACATCGTGACTGAGGCAGGACATTCCGATGCCTTCAGGCGGCTTGGACGACCATCTCGCCTGCGCGGCCTTTATCCATGATGTCGGGATGACCTGAAAGCCGTTGTCCTTCACATCGGCATCGAAACGACCGTCGCGGAACCTCTGCCGCAACTCTTCCGGCATCGCTTCCAGGACAGCCGCATAGCCGGTCTGCATCAGATCCGGGTTGTCTTCCAACTTGGCCGGGATGAACGTCCGCGACCGAGGGTTGACCATCTTGCCGTTGACTTCGACGGGAGCAGGCCCGTCGCACTCCACGTCCTCGCCGTTGATCGTCGTATACCAGCGCAATTCGCCGGGCTGGGCAGGGTTGGGATGCGTCTTGTCGAGCCAGGCGGCCCAGTATTTCACCACCCAATAGCCTTCAGGCGTCGTCGGTGGGTTGCCGGTGGCAATGACGCGGCACTTCTGCTTCGGGTCCGTCGAACGTGTCCAGCCGATCAGAAAGCGGTATTGAGCCTCGCTGAAGTGCGTGATCTCGTCAAAGCCCTTGAGATCGTGCGCACGGCCCTGATACTTCTCGACATCCGTTTCGTGCGGAACCGAACCGAACTCAAGCACGTTCCCCTTTGGGAGCCGCCAGAGCTTGTCCTGCGAATTGTAGCCCGACCGCGTCCCGATCAGGTTCGTTACCTCATCCTCAAGACCCTTGATCTGAGGATACTCGCGGCGGAAGATGATCGACTTCTGATGGTCATCGATCGCAGTCCCGCATAGAAGGGCCGACTTTCCACCTCCTGCCGAGCCGCCGAAAAAAAGTTCGTCCGCCTGACAGAACAGAGCGTCCATCTGCGGGCCGGGATTGGGAATGAAGAACCGATTGGCCGTCGCCTGTCTGGCGTCCTTGGCTATCTGCTCTTTCGTCTTGGCCGGCAGCGCATCGAAGCGCGTCAGAATGTCATCGAGGAGTGTCGACAAACGATGCCTCGTAACAATTTCTGTTAGACTAACGCGCGCATTATGTTAGACTAACGCATGATCAAGTTCGGCAACCCGGAACCGAAGAAACCAGAGGCTCCAAAGGATGCTGAGAAGCCCGCAGAGCCGAAGCCGAGCCGCGCTACGTTTGACCGCAATGCCTATCAGCGCGAATACATGCGCAAGAGACGGGCGGCGATGAAAGCCGCGCGCTAGCCCGCAGGCTTGTCATGAGCCGCGAGAGCAAACGCGATGCGGCGGGCTAGATCGTATGCGCCCTTATCCTCGATCTCGATTGCGCCGCCGTCCTTGCCGGTCAGTTCGTGGTCGACCTTCTCGCGCCAGTCAGCCGCCGCTGCGTTCTTCAGCGCGAAGATGGTCGACGTGATCTGCGGGCCGGGAAGATCGTCTTTGAGCAGTCGGCGTTCGAGGAATGCCTGTCGCTTGGACTGAGCGAGCTTTATAGTGTCCGCAAATTCGGGGTGTTTATCGACCCATTCGTAGACGCGCTGGCGATGAATGCCGAGATCAGCAGCGGCGGCGGCGAGCGAAAGACCCGTCGCCATCGTGTTGAGGATCTCTTCGCCATACTCCGGCTTGAAGTCTGTTGGCCTACCGACTGGCATTAGGAGGATGCCCCGATGTCGTCGCCGCGAATGAGCGCGATCAGTTCGGCCTTCGTGGCGCCAGTGATGATCACTTCCTCCGACGCGACGAGCGATACCTCTGCATCACGCCGTGCGGCCTGCGCGGAAAGCATCTCCTCCATGTCCGCTTTTGACAGTTTTGATGGGTCGGCGATGAACGCCTCATAGAGGCTGATCATGCGTTCGTGCGCGCGGTTGTAGACTTCGAATGCTGATGGTTCGGTGCTCATGGTGCTTTGCCTCTCACCAGGTTGCGATTGAAGCGCGAAGCCACGTATTCGTCGCCACGCAAACGTAAAGCCAGCTTCCGTCATATGCGATCTGTCCGGCTGTCCCCGTGGAGGACGCCGTTGCCGGAACTGCTGCGATACCAGCTGCATCGCCGAACAGTTCGGCCGCTTCTGCTTCCGCCTCTCTTCGCGCGATAGATGCATTGAGCCGAGCTTGCTGGATTGCCCGGCTCTCTGCCTTCTTGATGTTCGCTGCTTCCTGAGAGGCGTAGCGAAGGACGGCCATATTACGGAGCGTTCGTCAGCGCGTCCGACATGACCCAGCGGCCGGTCGGGAGCTTGATGCCGAGATACGCAGCTTCCGTGCCGGTGTCGGTCCAGGTCAGATCGATGTCGCCGTCTGCCTCGCAGGTCGCGAGGAAGCGCTTCTTGGCGACGATCGTGCTGAGCGCGCCGTCAGTGCCGATGGCAATACCCGTCGAGCCGCCAGTCGCGACATAGGCGAGACGATCAGCAGTGAGGAACAGGCCGATCTCGACTTCCTCGACCGAGTCCAGATCGTTCCCGTTCGCGTCCTTGAGCTGGATCGTGATGGCGCGGACGTTGGTGTTTTCCGCCCCGACCGTGATCGTCGCATTGGCACATTTCGGCGTCAGGGCAATGCCGTTGGATTCGAGCTGGCCGTAGCCGTTGATGCCAAGGCGCTTGCCGAGGATGGATTTCAGTGCGCGTGCTTGAGTAGCCATGTCAGTTCTCCATGTTTGCTGTTGCTGTTGCTGGGGAGAGGTTAAGCGACACCGATGCCCATAACGTATATGTCACAGGTCGCGGCGGCACCTTGGGCCGTGGTGAGCGACAGGATCGGATCTGCCGTAAGCCGTCCGGTGGCGTCGTTGGTCGTGAGGGTCATCGCCTGCCCTTTGACAGATGTCGTCAGGGCAGTGAAAGTCTGGGAGGCAGCGACGAGGATGATCCCGGACTTCGCCGCTCCGGTGTAGACCCCACCCGCCGCAGTGGTCAGGCTGATGCTCGCGTTCACCACGCGGATGAACTGCAGCGTATAGGCGCTGTAATTGTGCATTTTCGCGAAGGCCTGGTCCGCCGTCGTGTTCATGTTCGCGCCGATCAACTGGTAAAGCACCATGAACGGGCGATTGATCTGGAGGGAAAAGCCGCTCATGGCGTCACCCGTAGATCACGTTGAGGCCGAGGATATCGGCAGCGGTCAGTGCACCCGTATCATTGTCGGCACTCCCCGTCGTCAGCGCGTAGGCAATGCCCGTGCTGAAATAGAGCGCCGGGACATCAAACACGAAGGCCGACGATCCTGGCACGTAATAGGTCAGGACAGGCGTGTCCGTGCCGACCGTGGGAGCAGAGGCCTTGTTGTAGAACTTGATGTAGCGAGCCGAGACGGAGGCATTGTAGCCGCTCACCTGATGCAGGTAGCCGGCAGATGCCTTTGCGCTCGTCGCATTGGTCGTCGCCGCAGCGGAGAGAATGCGTGAGCCGGAAGCTGCGCCGGTAGCCGCCGCCGCATCACCGTTTGTCAGCGCTTCATAGACAGCACGAATAGAATCCTTGGACACGCCGCTTGGTAGGGCCATGAGCATGTTCCTTAATTTGAGTTAGGCTTGCCCGTCACTGACTACCCCTGAGAGCAATAGGCATCGCGTGAGGCTGAGAGGGTGTGGTGGACGGGCAAAGGGTGAGGAGGCTAGTCGCCGTCCTGGTGCATGAGCAGGCGATACTTGGTGCGCTCGACGGCGCCGATCAGCATTGCGATGTTGTCGCCGGATGCGAAAGCGGTGTGCGTGTATCCGGTCTTGTCGACAGCTGCGATGGCAATGCCGGTGAAGCCTTCTGCCTTCGCAGCCTTCGCCATATTCCGGAGCGTTTCAGTTACGCCAGACGACGCCTTGCGCTTGGTTTCAACGAGGGACACGACCTTCGGCATTCGATTTCCTCGAACTGTCGCTGCTATCCACGGTGCAGCACCGCACAGGAGGATGGGAGATGCGAGGCCGTCTTGCCCGGTTGCCCGTCCGCAGGGAAGTCCGGTTCATGCGCCCGGCCTTTGCTTGTGCGGCTCTTCCCGGCTTTCGCCTCGCATTACGTTTGCACCCGAAGGTGCGGGATGAATGGGACTAGACCGCTCGCTTCCCACCCCGGCTTGGCCCACGCCCACTGCGGTTCGGCGATACGGGGCGCTCTGCTATTTGGTGCGCCTCTGATCTCCCGCAGCAGATCGAACCTCACGGGCCTAAGCCTCGTCCGTCCGCCCAACTCGTTGCGCTCTCGCGCGAAACTCTATGGCGCTATGCGCCGGAATTCAGGGCGGGTTGGCCAATTTGGCACTGAACGCCACCCTTACATTTACTGCGCTACCACACATGCAAACGCTTCGCAACTGCAATCTCATGCAGCGCTCTGCATCCTCCACAGGATCGATAGCGCATTGAGCGCCTGGCGCAGATCGCCCCTCAGATTGTCGCATGGCTGGTTTTCCAGCACTATGCTTTCGAGTGCCATCATGCCCAAGGGCGAGCCGCACTGAAGGACAGCGTGCCGAGCCGCCTTGAACTCTGCGATCACCTTAGCCTCACGCGCCGCGACTTCCTGCATGAACGGATCGCCTTGGTGCCCGCCGATGTGCCCGAACTCGGATGACGAACGCATACGCTTCGCATCGATCGCGGCAAGCCAGCGCCTGTGAAGAACATCGAACCGCTGCGCCGTGTCGTAATGCAGTTGCGTGAAGGCGTTCGGATGAGGGATGTCTGGGCGACGCTTCTTCGCCACCTGCGATTCCAGCAGCCATCGGGCAATGACCGAGCCGTGTTCCTGCTTCCGGGCTTCTTCCGGCGTCAGGTCCGGGAATATCTTGCGCCGCTTCCATGTTGCGGCTTCCATTTCGAGGTTTGTCATGACCTGAGCGTCCTCTGCCCGTGAGATTTGACCGCTGGGCGTCCTGTCGACATCCGCCTTCTTCGGGCGCCCGCCCTTACGACGCTTGCGGGAAAGTGCTTTCATGCGGCGTGGTTCCTGAGAATGCTGACCATCGGAAGTGAGATGCGTATCCCCTCCCGCTCGACGTAGTATCGATCCGGCGAGGATGTGGTCGATTGAGTTTCGATGATCCTGGCAACATCCACAGACCTGCGAGGGCGCGGCGGGCGGCGGCGGTTCGCCTCGAACATCACCTGATCATGACGCTTGGCTATCATGATGACGTGACCGGCCGGAATGCCGTATTCGTGCGAGATGAACGTCGGGGAAATCCCAAGATAGTAGGACTTCGCGATACTCGCTCTCAGATCTTTCGATAGCATGACCTACTCCTGCTTGCCCATTCGAGTGAGGGCGTTTGGATTGTCGGGGATCTTCGCCAGCGCGTCGGCGCCATACTTGGCTTCCATCGCCGCGCGAAAGGCGTCGGGATCGCTCTCGTCAGGTTCCCAGCCCATGCTGCGATAGAGGCCGGAGACAAGTTCCTTGTTGCGCTCGATTTGCGCCTGCGTGCGCTTGACCGGCGCCGGCCGTTCCGTCGCGATTTGCTCACGGCGGCGAATGCGCTCAGCCTCGTCATGGTGCCACTGCATGGCCTTGTCGCACTGAATTCGCAGCTCTGGAGGCGACGGCATGAACCCGTGCCCAAGCGCGCCGCGAAGAATGAACCGGACAGCCTCGGCAAGCCCGTGACGGGTGACGCCTTCGAGCGCCACGTAAAACGCCGCCCTATCCAATTCGGCCGACGACGTTTGCCGGGAGGGCAAACCGGCGAGCGATACCAGAGCCGCCGCCTTGTCCGCTTCCGTCGCTGGCGTCCATACGTCTTGCTTGGTCTGTAGGCTGTTCATTCGGGATGATCCCCATTCGTCTTGCGTCTTCTCGGAACATGTCGCCCACGGTTCGAGGCGGGCCGGTCTGCGGTCGGCTTTGGGCCGTGGCAGGCTGATCGCTCCAGCGGTCCTGGTTGAGGAATGTGGTAGGGTTGCACCACGGCCGGTCGTCGGTCTTGGCGGCGTAGCGGCGCACACCTTCCATAATCGAGGCGAAGTCGGCACGGAGGCGAGCCGCAGCGAACGACTTTTCCGCATCGCGCTTGCCCACCTTGTTCGGGAAGACGGTCCAGAACTCCGCGAACTCGCGCGTGCACTCCGGGAGGGAATGGATAGGGGTTATTTTTTCTTTAGGGGGTGCGGGGGGGATTTCTTTTTTAGGGGTAAGGTTGTCCCGCTCATGCGACGCTACTGTAACGTTACCGTCACGTTGTGCCCGGTGTTTGCGTGTGCGTTCCCTCTGTGCGGCCCGGCGCTGTTCATCCGCTTCCGCGCCATCGGCCAATATGTCCAACACGCCAGCCATCTGTTCGGCCGACAGATTGAGCATCGCCAACTTGCGGAGAGCGGACGCGGAGATCATGCCGCCTCCTTCGTCTGGACGTTCCACTCGCGCAGCGTCTCGCGCACATCATCGATCGACCGCACGACCGCGAACGGGACCGCATAGGAGCCGCACCAGTCGCGAAACTCCCGCTGAGACGCGCTGAGGTAGCCTCCTTCCTTCTTGACCTCGAGAAACGCCACAAGGCCCGTAGGACGGCAGATGACGATATCGGGCACACCGCTCATCATTCCTTCGGCCTTGGCCTTCGCAGCCTGCCGTGGCGTCGTGCGTAGCCCGTTCTGTGTCGAGAAGACCTGACACGACTTCGGCAGGACCGACCGGAGATACGCCATGATGGCGACCTGGATCATGGATTCGGAGGGGCGCTTCATGCGTCGAAATCCCCCATGATGCGACGGACGCGCTCCGTGTTGCCGCTGCTGTCGTTCATGTGGCCGATCTTGGACGGCCCGACGATTGCCTTGATCTCAGCTTCGGACTTGCCGTTGTCGACGCAATAGACGCGATCTTCAGGGCACCGCTCGTCAATGCAGAGCAGGACGACATCGGGCGAGTGACAGAAGGACAGGTTGCCATCCTCATCAAAATGCACGATTGCGTATGCGGTCATGACTAGAACCCCCGTCCGCCTGCAAAGAAGCAGAACCTGTTCATACCCTCCGCAGAGAGGCAGATCGCATAGTCGCCGGTCGGGCTTGTCTTTGCCCGCGAATAGGGCACAGTGTCCGAATAGCCCTTGGTGAACAGCATTGGGTGCTGCCCTGCCCTGAGCGTCACCCGGTAGCCGTCTGGCGTTTCCTTGACCGAACTGGCGGGGATGAACGCACAGTCTTGCCCGCCGCAACATTCGGTGGGCCAGTTGAAGCCGAGCGGTTTTCCCGCCAGGCTCTTGACCTCATGCGCCCGTCCTATGGTGAGCATCAGCCCGAGCATGAAACCCACCGCGCCGAGGATGAGAGCGCATAGGACGAGCCATGCCGCTATCCTTCCGGCACGTCCGGGGTTGTGAGGGGCTATACGGTGGGAGAGGTAGGAGATCATGCGGCCCTCCGCATCGTGCGATTGTATTCGGCGAGCGCGGTCGGCTCATCCATCCATGCGGGCCATGTGCGGACGTAGAAGGCGAACGTGGCCGGGAACGCGAAGAATAGTTCGGCCGTGAGCCGCCACCGCAATTCGCCCTCCAACGCCTTTCGCCGGAAGGCCGCGAAGCAAACAGACCAGCCTATCTCACGATACCAATCACGCCCGAACCGCAGCCCTGTGCATTTGGTTTCGAACAAGGTCATCCGCCCTACTCCGCCGCGATCTGCTGAGCGCCTTGCTCAAGGACGGAATCGGCCTGTGAGAGAGCGGAGATTGATACGCGGACCTGACGAAGCTCTTCCGTGCGGGCCGCGATTTCGTCCACAAGCCGGGCTTCATGAGCGGCATAGGATGTCAGCGCCTTGCCGACTGCTGCACGGTTGCGCTCGATATGGGACAGCCTGACTTCGGCCTGCGCTTCCGCGACGAAATCATCGTCCAGCGACACCGGGAGACGGCGGCGGAGGATTTTGGACAGCACGACATTTTCGACGTAGCTCATGTCGTAGGCCCTTTCGCTTTGGAGAGGGCGGCGCGATCAAGACGTTCGATCTCGGCGATGATCAGCGCGCCAGCCTTGACGAGATCGCGCCGCCGAGTGGTTGGCTTCCACCATGAGAAATCCCACGGCCAGACCTTGTGCAGCCAGCCGCTAGTTCTCAACTCAGGTTCAATGGCATAGCATGATGCGGCCCGCGCCATCTCACCCCACATGTGCTGATCATCGTGTCCGCGCGTCCATCCCTCGACGGTCTTCTGCCGCTCACGCTCGGCAAGAACGTCCGCAGCGGCTTTGCTCAGAACCTCGTTCATCGTGTCGGCCCTTTCAGTCCCACCCCAGCGCCTGATACTCGTATCGAGACGAAGGGACGGAGGTTGCGGAGATGGCGGTGGAAGAGGGTGAGGAGGCGGGATAGCCTTGCCATCAGACGACGTTCGTTCCCTCAACCCCGCGCCGCATCCGCGCGAGCGTGCGCTGTTGAAGCCAGTGCAGCGCCTCTTCAATCTTCGTGAGCGCGAGAGCGTTCTCACGACAGGCGAAAGGCCCTGCTTGGAAGCTACGCAGTCGGTCCATGACGACGGCTAGGAGCGCTTCCTGCGTCAGCCCATTGACGCCGACTTCGGCTATCGGGCCGTTCTGAAAGCTTATGAAGGTCGTTTCCTTCGCGATCAGCGCGTATTCGTGATGAGCGCCGCCAGCACCAGGATCGTCCAGCACTTCAATACGGATACGATCATTGGCCGCGTTGATGACGTGATCTTCGATCAGTCGCATGGCTTGTCCTCATCGTCTTCGGGGGTGGAAATTGCGAGGAGAAGAGCTTCCTCATCGGTCATGCCGCTGATGTTCGGGCAGTCTTTGCCCATGTCAGCGATGGTTAGGCCCGGCGTTCCGCATTTCATGCAGGTGCCGATGAATGGGCCGCCCATTGGGCTTGTTCTGGTCAGAGCGTGCATCTCACTTAGTCCCTTCCGGCCAAATCCATTCGGCCCATTGGACGCGACGCTCCCCGACGCGCTTCCATCTCTCCGGATGTCAGGAGGTTGGCCTTGACGAGATCTCGGAATTCGTAGTGGTCGACCCTCTTGGCGCGGGATTCCCAAATCGTCCGAACGCGGCGCCTCGTCCACATTGGGTTGATTGACGAAAGGATCTCGAATGCCATGGAGAGAGCGTTGCCGACCGGCTGCTGTCCGAAACGGTCAACCAGGCGCTTCAACTGACTGCGCGCAATATTCCGATCTTCATCCAGGGCAGAGGTTGGGAGCACGTCAACTACGCGCAGCCTTCCCCATATCCTCTTCCCGCTCACGCCATCCTTGAACGTCTGGACAAGCGATTGAACGGTATGATGGTTCAACCGATACCATTCGCCCTCCAACCAAGCATCGGTGCAGATGGCGTGAAACGCCTTCTCAGTCTCGACCGTGCCGGCCACGAACGCGATAAGTTCGATCCCGCCGGCGACCTCCGAAGCGACGCCATTTAGACGCTGCTCTAGATTGTCTGTGTGCCCGATCTTGACGCGGGTATCATCCCCCACTGGCTTGACGAAATAGACGCTCACTTCAAAGTCCTCTCATCTTCCTTGCCAGCCACAAGATCAGCCAGCCAAACCACTTTCGAACCACGCGCATCTGCGAGTTTCCTTTCGGCCTCATAGGCGGCATCAGCCGCGTGAGACGCTGCCCTGTATGCATGCGCGAGCGCCGCGAACGCGGACATCGGCATGTCTTTGATTTCACGATAGCGGAGCCGGTGAAGCCAGTTCGCAGGGACGCCGTAGAGACGTTCCGCGCGGTGCATAGCCGCCTCGACAGTATCACCCGGCCCGCGATGGACCTTGTGGAGGATGAAGTCAGCCATCCTCTTGGACTCGTTTACATACTCGACACTCATGTTCTTAGATCCGTCAGCGTGTTTGTCGGACATTTCAATTGCTCTCCGTCACTGTTGCTCTTGCGAACAACAGACAGACGAAAGGACTTCACCGATGCGCACAGGCCCGACGAGATTGGCGTCAAGGACGGGACAGGCGCGGAATCGAAAACCCAAGGTGTTGCTCGCCATGAACCAGAACGAGCCGGACCTCCCAGGCTTGGGAGACTGGCAACGACTTGATGAGGTCGTGGCAGATGTGTCCCGGTTGTGGTGGTTGAAGGAGTGAGGGTCACGAAACAGCCCTCGATGCTTCAATGAACTTGTTGGCTTCGGCCTGCGTGTTGAAGATCAGCATCTCACCGCGATAGTGCGCGTGCGCCCACACTTTTAGGTCCGGATAGTGTTGCTGAATGCCATACTTCTGCTTGCGGCGTTTGGTATCGAACCACGAATGCAGCCGATGCTTTCGAGCCGGATCGTATGTAGCTGCTGTCATGCGTTCGCTCACGACACGGCCCTCGCTGCGTTCTCGCCCGACTGACGGGCATAGGAGGCAAGGGCGTCGGAAGACGTGGGACGCACCTTGCGAGGACGGGCCATGAGATAGCCGAGAGCCGCGCCAAGGACTGCGGAGAGGGAACAGAGGAGGATGGTCATGCAGGCTCCTTTTCGGTCGGAGCCTGCGTCAGAATGGAACGGAAGATGTCGATCCGGCGTTCATCGATCGGCTTAAAGCGGCCCGGATGAAACGCATCCCAATCTGATGGGATGGACACTTCATGGAGAAGAACCCCAATGTCAGAACTTCCAAGATACTTGGAATACGCACCTTGTTTGAATACGACACCAGACACCGTGTAGACTGCTCCTTTGGAAAGCATATGTGCGCCAACGCTATTGTGGCACACCACTCGCATCCCAACACGAGGTTCCCAGTCCATCACAGCCACCCCATCGAATGCGCGAGATGCTTCCCGGTAAGGATGATTGTGGCCCATGCGAGGGAAGATGCGCCAATAATGAACAGGCCAGCCCAGGAATACCGAGGCTCGTCGTGGAGGTGGGAGTAACGGGTCTGCATCACGCTCTCCGAGGTTCTGCATCGATCGGTTGACCCTGGCTCTCCCGCCATGCGGCAAGCCACGGATCGTCGGATAGAAAGCTGGCCGGGCAGTCCGCCATCGGAACACCGATCCCGGCCAGAGAGGCTGCGCGTTGGGAGGATTTGCCGCGCAGTTCGTGAAAGGGTGCAGCCTGAGCCTCGTCTGCGGGGGAGGCTCCGATAGGCCCAGGCTGCTTGCCGTCGCTGAGGGGGCTGGCGACGGATTGGAATGGAGGGGTGGGGATCATGCGGCGATCTCCGCAGCGAAATGATCAGGGGCGCCGACGTGAAATTCATCGATCATCTCGATATCAGCCGTCTTGCCGAGCGCGACCATGTAGGCGCGCTTGTTCTGGTAGTTGGCTGCGATATGGGCCTTGAGCGCGTCCCACGCCCCGCAAGCCTTTAGCTTCGCAACGCGCTTGGTTGCCGCGCCTTTCGGCTTGCCGAGGTCATGCCAACCGCACATGTCGCCTACCGCATCGAAGTAGGATGCGAGGAATAGGTCTTCGTCCCAGGTCCAGCGCTTGCTCATGCCGCTTACTCCGTCCAACCGTTCTCTTGTTCGGACTCCTGCATGTCCTCGATAGCCCACTGGCGGGCTTCCTCTTTCGTGGCGAAGCCGTCTTGAAACCACGTCTCAATCGGCACATCCCCCTCATCGCCGCACAGGTAGGAGCGCACGGTGTATGTGCCGTCTCGCTTCTTCCCGATGGTGGACATCAGCGCACCAGTTGCGGATCGAATGGTTGTCGCGCTCATGCCGCCGCTCCCTGTTCGGATGGGGCTGGCTTCCGAGGGACATACCAGTCCGCCGGCTGCACGCGGCCGTGCGTCAGACCAAAAGCCCGTTCGAGCGATGCGCCGCTTGACACGGCAGCAATCCCCTCGATGAGGTCCGGCGAGGGCCAGAACCATTCGCAGTGGCTCCTGAAGGCGGAGAACCGCTCGTGAAGCGCACGTTCTTCCCCGCGCCCGCCTTCAGCCCAAGCGACGATCTCAAGTCGGACAGGAGACCAGTTCATTTGGACGTTCAGGCGCTCGAACGGGATGTGCGAGAAACCAATCTTAATCGGTCCCGTCTGACCGACCGGCTTGATGAAATAGACGTATTGTCCGCTGGGGTCGGGTCTCATGCCGCTTCTTCCTGCTTGGATGCAGCCCGGCGCGAGGCTATGAAGCTGCGCACCTGCTCTTCCGTCTCAGGCCAGACGCGCGACGGCTGCCCATTCTGCCGGGGTGTGCGCAGGCGTTCGACCAGCCGACCGTTGTTCGCGGCCAGCAGTCCGAACCGGTGTTCACCCATCCCGGTTTCAGCGAGGAACTTGTCGATTTCGGTAAGGAGATCGTTGCTCATGAGAGGACATCATACACGCTTTCGCGTGCAGCGCAATACCCGCAAGAACGTGCAAACGCTTTTGCGTGGAAAATGTTAGTTCGGGCGCATGAAAGAGGATTGGAGAGAGCGGCTTCTCGCCGCGATTGACGCAGACGAGCGCAGCGACCGCGCCATCAGTCTCGCGGCTGGACTAGGCCCCAACTTCGTCGGGCAGATGCGCGGAAGCAAAACCGCCCCGCCCAAGAATCCGAGCATCGAGCACATCACAAAGCTGGCGCGGGCACTCAATCTGCCGCTAGCGTCGATCCTCGGCGAGGAGAGAGAGCAACTTCTTTCCGGCCTTCGTCGCGTGACCGTCAAAGCGCATGTCCAAGCTGGATATTGGGCAGAGGCATGGGAATGGGAGGACGACCAGGCTTACGATGTCTTCGTGCCTGACGTTCCGGAGCTGCATGGCTTTCGCCTTTTTGCAGCCGAGACGCGCGGGCCTTCTATGAACCGCCGCTGGATGGAAAAGACCGTCGTCGTCTTCACCGATGTCGAAGAGACGATGGAAGCGCCAATTCCCGGCAAGCGGTATATCGTGGAGCGAACACGGCTCGGAGGCGAGGCCGAACATACTGTGAAGCTGCTGCATCAGGACGGTGAGGGAAAATTTTGGCTGATGCCTGAATCGGACGACCCGCGTTTTCAGACGCCGATTTCCGTAGAAGATGGCGTTGAGGGCGAGACCGTTGCGATCATCGGGCGCGTTCATTTTGCCGTCTCTCGCGAGTAGTGTGTACTTATTCCTTGTAGATACTTAAAGGCTCTATCTTTACCCGTTCCTGCACTCGCATATCCGGCGTATCTGGCAAAGACCCCCCTACCCCCGCAGCAAAAGCCACGAAGGAAGGGGAGTCGTTGCCGCTCTGCACTGCGCATAGAGCCAGGCTGTAGAGCTGGCGGGCGCCTTTCGGTTGGCCCATCCCTATAGTTTCCGGCGGCACCTTCGGGATTACGACCCCGCGCCTGCGGCTTCACCGGAGGGACTTGCACCCCTGCGCCGCTATGACTGGAAGGATTGATTTCGCGCGGATGTAACGATATAACATCGCTACTGGATTGTTCCGGTCGCCAAACCTATTTCCGATCCAGTCAGCCCCGGCCTAACCAGCCGGGGTTTTCGCATTCATAGTCCCGTCAAATCCGCAGCGCAAGAAAAAATGCACGCCATCGCGTGAATGGCGCTTGTAGTGCACGCAAAAGCGTGTATTATCTCCCTCATCGAAGCACGAAGAAGCCCAGCGCCGATCTGCTTCACGATAAGGAGACGAAGGCATGTTCAAGGTCGAAAGCAACGTTCCGATGCCGCCTCGGCAGAACCACAGGAACCCCAAATACCCCCTCAAGGAAATGAAGGTCGGCGACAGTTTTCTCATACCGGGGAAGGCTGAAAAGCAGGGTGCGATCTCGGGCTACATGACAGCCAGGCAGCGCGAACTCGGCATGAAGTTCGCCACCCGCAAAGAAGGCAACGACCTGCGCGTCTGGCGCACCGAATAGCAACTCATCGAAGCACATCGCAGCCACCGCGCCGAGGCTTCGCAGCAAGGGAGAGCAGGAAGATGGACACCAAGATTGCACAGAAGCGCGTGAACGACCTTTCCGCCGCGATGGTGGCGAAGGGAATGCGCGAGCCGAGCGCGCAGCTCATCATGCGCTCCAACGAGGAGACTAGAGTCTACCTCAACTGGAAGGCTGGCATTGACAGTGGGCGCTACGGCAACGGCGACAAATACGAGTTCATCAGGGGTGAAGCGGCTGACGCGCTCACCAAGGCCGCTGCGTTCATCGCGGAACAGCCGGACGCCGAACAGGCCAAGCTCAAGGACTTCATGGCCGCGCTCGGCAGCGTGATCGACATCGGCCGCCAGCACAACATCGAAGTCGAATTCCTCAACCCTCTCGTCGCGACCATGAAGACGCTCTCCGAGAACGTCATCACCGATCAGCGCGCCGCCTGACACCCCACCCCGCCCCTCGGCGGTGCTTCATGGAATGGAGAGAGAGATGGACTTCTGCCCAAGGTGTTCGAACCACATTCGAGACGGCGAGACTCGCGGCAAAAGCGGCATCTACGGCTCCCACGACATCCCCGACCTCTGTGAGCAGTGCTTCTTCGATGAAGACGAGGAAATCGAGGAAGCCGGGACCAACGACCTCCCCGAGACGCTTGCCTGGTATCGCCAAAACATGAAGGCGCTCGCCTAACGCAACCCCTTCATCGAGCGGCGTTTCCATCGCCGTTCCTTCAAGTGGTTCACAGAGGACAGGAAGATGACGCACCAAGACTGGCGAGATGACCCGGCGGCCGATGAGCGTTGGAGCGCTGGCCTCGACTACGCAATGACGCAGCTTTGCGAATTGCTTGGCGTCGATCAGAACGCCGTTACATGGGATGCGGCAACCGAGACGCTGGACGGAGATGTCCGCGCTGTTTTGGGCAACATTCTCCGGGCCAAGTATGGCGAGAATTGGGGTCCGCGAGACGACGCCGTGAACTCCCTCCCCGCTCTCGTGAAGGCGCTGGAGGACTGCCGCAATGCAATGTGGGAGGACAATCCAGCAGCCGGTTGGAAGGAAATCATCGAAGCCGCCGACGCCGCCCTCGCCTCTCACAAGACTGGAGACGGGCAATGAACGCGCACAGCAGAACAGCCGCAGACTTGGCGAATGCCCTCTCCGGGCGTGCCCCGCAGACCATCCATATCGTCAAGACGACGCACAGCAGCAGCCCTCTCTCGCCGCGCTATGTCGTGTCCGTCGATGGCGAACATTACGAGTGCTACGCCTTCACGCTTCGCGCGCTCCAGAACGGGTTTACCCCGGAAGAACTGGAGTTGGAGCCTGCCCCGGATGACGAGGACGAGCAGGACGACGACTTCTGCATGAACACGGGCGTCTATCCGCGCGCTTCTGGCTGGAGGGGGATGAAATGACCCGCAAGATCGTCACGAGCTACATGAACCCGCCGATCCCGATCCGGTCAAATGACTGGTGCGCCCACTACGACGGCGAGGAAGAAGCTGGGTTTTACGGCTGGGGCGCGACGGAAGCCGAGGCCATCGCCGACTTCATCGAGAATTGCAAGGAACATCACGACGAACGGCTGGGGGAAGACGCATGACCCGCGCCGACGCCCTCCTCTCCGCCGCCTGCGAATGGGCAGCAGAGCATCCTTGGCTAACCCTAGCGCTGATCCTTCCTTGGATCATTGGTTGGCGCTTCATCCTGGGAGAACCGCTGTGAGTAAGATCAATGATGGTGGACCGGCGTTCCCGCAACCCGACCTGAGCGGCTACGGCATGGGGCCGATGGAAGGGCCAGATGGATCTTATCTGGTGTCTGGCATGTCCATTCGCGATTACATCGCGATCAAGATTGCGGCAGCCGCAATGGTTAGCGCAACTGGCCTCGGCGAATCTACTCCGGGCGAGCGAGCCAGTGCGTTCGCAGCCGTCGCTGGAATTTCTTACGAATTCGCCGACGCCATGCTCGCTGCCCGCGAGGCCAAGCCATGAACGCGCACTCCATGCCGCAGGAAGAACCGCGCTCCGTGTTCGAGATCGACCCGGGCCAGATCGAACGCAACCTACAGGCTGCGATTGACGATGTTGTCGAGCGCTACGGCGACGAAGCACGGCACATGGTCGCGGATGCTTTCGTCAAGGCTATCACTGCACAGAGGAGATATCGGTCGTGAGTGTATTGGACCCACGCATTGAGGCTGTCCGCGCGAAGTATGACCTGTCGCGAGATGACTTCTGGCAGATCCCGCAGAACAAGGCGTGGGTGTGCAAGCACGCAGCTCTGGAGGTCGTCGCGACCAAGGCGAATATCGAATGGTCCCTGCCCCAGGTTATCGAAGCGGCGACCGCAGACGGTATCGCAGTTCTAGCCGTCAGCGGCAAGATGGGCGACCGCCTCGAATGGGCGACCGGCGAGGCCAGCCCGAAGAACAACAAGAACTCGTATCCGTGGGCGATGGCTGAGAAGCGCGCCAAGGACCGCGTGGTGCTGAAACTCGCCGGCATTCATGGCCTCGTCTATTCCGAGGACGAGATGCCGAACGGCGGTGACGATGACCGCCCTCTCAATCTTCCCAAGCCCAAGTCGAGCGCCGAACTCAAACGCAATGGCGATTGGGACCGGCTGAAAACCGACCTCGATTCCGATCTGGCCGACTGCCATTCGCTCTTCGCGCTGGACAAGCTGCGCAAGGATTATCGCGAACGCGCCAAGGCCGCCGAATGGCCGAAGGCATGGCTGGAATCGCTGGCGAACGAATTCGCGAACGCCGAGGACGCAATCAAGAAAACCGAACAAGTAATGGCAGGCTGACGATGGCTTACGAGACGAAAGACAACACAGGCGCACTGTTCAAGAACGAGCGCGCCACGTCCGACACGCACCCGCAGGCGACCGGCTCAGCGACCATTGATGGCGTCGAGTATTTCGTGGACGCATGGACCAATCAGGACCGGAACGGCAATCGCTACCAGTCCCTGAAATTCAAGCGCAAGGACAAGCAGCAAACCGGCAAGCCAGCCGCCCGACAGGACCGCAGCACGTCCTACGACCGCGATGATCCGCGCACGCGGCGCCGCGACGAAGACGAAGATCTGCCCTTCTGATGTCTCGCGCGACCGTCATCATAGGCTCCCAAGCCGAACGCGACCGGATCATCCGGTGGGCACAGAACGTGCCGCCCGGAACGCGCGTCGAGTTCAAGGAGCCTAAGCGCAGCCTGCCTCAGAACGATCTGATGTGGGCCTGCCTGACGGACATCGCGCGACAGGTGAAGTGGCACGGCATCCACATGTCGCCCGACGACTGGAAACTGGTTTTCCTCGACGCCCTCAAACGCGAAGTCCGCATGGTGCCGAACCTCGACAGCAACGGCTTCGTGAACCTGGGGCGCTCGTCATCCGACCTATCGAAGGAAGAGATGTCCGACCTCATCGAACTGATCTTCGCCTTCTCTGCGAAGCAAGGCGTCATCCTCACCAATCCAGAAGGACAGGCAGTCGCATGAACCCGATCACCGTCATTCGCTCATGGCTTGCGTGGATAGAAACCCGCCGTCTTGCCCGTATAGCAGAGGCAGCGGAACGAGAGCGTTCAGCCATCATCCGGGCACGAGAAGCCCGCCGGCAGAAGCATATGGAGTTCCGGTATCTCGACGGCGATCTGCGCAATGCAACGTGTCGGGCGCTCGCTGCGTCAGTCGGCGTGAAGTGGAGGACGTGATGGACAGAGAAACCATCCCCGTCGGTCCATATCAAGTCCGCCAGAAGTGTTGCGCGAAGTGCGCTTGTCGGCGCGGAAGCCCTGAACGGCAAGACCCTTACGGCTGGATATGGATAACCGAAATGTGGCCGGAAGGCGAGATGTTCTTCTGCCACGAAGGCATCCCGTGGCACCACCAATTCGAGGAATCGGCTCCTCTGTTTGCTCTCTGCGGTGGGTGGAACGCGCTCCGAAACAACCCGCGTGCCTTGATGATGCACTTAGGCACAGCGGCAGACGATTTGGTTGACGGCTTGTTCGGCAGTTCAGCTCTCACCCAAGGGGAATGAACGTGGCGCGGCGCAGAGAGTTCACGCCAGCACAGAGGGCAGAGATCGTCGCCCGCGCTACGGACGCGACCGGCACGATCCGGTGCGAACGCTGTTCTCTCGCGCAGAAGCCAGGCTCATTCGAGATCGACCACATCATCGCTGAGGGTCTGAGGCCCGCCGCCGACAAGAAGGCGAAGCTCACCATCGCAGACGGGCAGCTTCTCGGCAACGCGTGCTGCCACCGTGGCGAGGGCGGCAAGACGAATGACGATGTGGCGAAGATCGCGAAGGCTAAGCGGTGTGAAGCCAAGCACGTCGGCATCGCCCGTCCCAAGCAGTCCATCCGCAGCGCCGGTTTCCAGAAGGCCCCGGCGAAGGAACCGAAACAGCAGTTAGCTCGCCGCCCGCTCTATGCGGTGTGGCCGGCAGGCGCAAATCACGAAGGAGATTGAGGATGACGATGTTCGGAACGATGTCGCTCGGCGAAGTGATCGACGCGCTACGCAAAGCAGAACCAGGCGCGGATGTTCAGTTCGACTTTTGCTACACCGCGCCATCGCTCGCGGTCCACTCCTATCGAGGCTGGTATAATCATCTCGCGATTGGGTGGGAGGCGCCAGACGGACCAAAGCACAACGGCTCATACTGGCCGCGCGCCTCTGATTTGCTCGCCAAGTTGGAGGCTGCAAACGGGGCGGAGTTCGAGGGCTACAAAGGCGGCGACTACACGATGACTTCGGAGACTCCGGTATGGGTGGCAAACCGCAGGGATACCGGGAACACTGCAATCGACCGGATCGAATGCGACGGCAGCACCGTCATCATCCACACGAAGCGGGTGGAGGTCTGACATGACCGAAGCACTCGCACAGGCAAGGAAGGCGCTGGCGAACATCGCAGAAGGCAATCTCGGTGACGCCCCGTGGCAAGCGAACTACGACCGCATCCGCAAGGTAGCCGCTGACGCCCTCGCCGCCATTGATGCTGCACTGGAAGGTGGGGCGGTGCCGAAGGTGAAGGGGCTTGTTTGGGAAGAGGACAGCTTCGGCAACCTGCGTGCGGAAACGCCTTTCGGCGCAGAGTTCATCCAGAAATGGACGGAGACGGGCAGCGGCGCTGTGTGGTTCGAACACGAAGGCGATAGCTACGAGAGCCAAGAAGCCGCGCAAGCCGCCGCGCAAGCCGCCTACGAGCGCCGCATCCTTTCCGCGCTCGACCTCCCCTCTCCCCCGACAGGAGCCTGACATGAGCACCAGATTCGGCCCGACAGACGGGACATTTGAATGCGGTCTTTGCGGCGAGTGGATGACCGGCTGCGCACTCTGCGGCGGCGCGCCGCTCGTAGACCTTCGTCCTCGGTTGGAGGCCGAAATGCGAGCCAAAGCAGACGCTGACCAAGAGATGCGCCACCAAGAGCTGGCTATTCGGCGCGCAGCAGAAGCAAGGAGCCTGACATGACCCAGGATCGCATCCCCTTAGACGCAGGATCGAGCCGTCCGATGTCTGAGACAATCCCCGAGGATGTGATGCAGGCGGCGCGGAAGACGGCAACAGCGATTGCCGCAGGCGTTATCGGCAATGCCGACGCCGCCTATGTTGAGCGAGAAGGCGCGAAGGAAATCGCCCGCGCCCTCATGGCCCAACGCACCCGCCAGGAAGAGAGGGTGCGAGTGCTGGAGGAGGCGCTGCGGCCGTTTGCGGACGAGTTCCGCCGGCTGGAGAAAAACTACGTTGGATTTGAAATCATGTTCACCGACGACGTTGTGTATGTCGGAGGAAAGCTGACCATCGGCCACCTTCGTCGCGCCGCCCTTGGCAATGGAGGCGGTGATGCGTGAGCTGATCGAACGGCTGGAGAAGGCGACGGGAAGCGATAATTCGCTCGACGTAGAGATCGAAGTCGCTCTGTTTGAGCCAGACGCCGAAACCATCGGTGCCCGTGCAAACAGTGCCGGGTCGAAGGTGATATACACCCTTGCAGATGGCACGGAAGTCACTTACCGCGCCGCAGACTGGTCAATCGCTAGAAACAAGCAGCGCACCCTCGCCGTCCTCCGCGCAAAGGAGGACAGTGCGTGACACGCCCGGCGACACCGAATTGGCCCGCTGCTCTCCCGCTCAATCTCGCGGCGGCGTATTGTGGCCTATCCGTCGACACGTTCAAGACCGTCTGCCCGGTAAAGCCGGTTTCGTTCACGCAATCCACAAGAGGCCACAGGTATCTTCGCACCCGCCTCGATGAATGGCTTCTCTCTCGCGACCCGAACGCGGCTAAGTCCATGCCGCGCAAATTCGGGGATCGGCTCAATGGTGGTGAAGGTGAAGCTCGTAGGGCTTAATATCCGCCAGTCGCGCGGGAAATGGTATGTGTCCTTCCGCCGGACAGGAGAAACCCTCCTGAAGGGCTGGGAAGGCGCCCGCAGCGGCCTTGATGCCAGGATGGCGGAACCTGACTTCCTTCGCGCCTACTCCGCAGCACAGACCCGCGACAGGCGCCCTGTCTACGATGCTGGAACCCTTGGCGCGCTGGTCGAATGGTTCAAGACCGAATGCCCGAAATGGCGCAAGCTTTCCGAGGCAAGCCGCCTCGATTACGAAAAGACGTTCCTTTACCTTGAGCCTGAGTTCGACGTGCAGATCGGGGATCTGACGCAGGAGGACATCTACACCGTCCGCGACAAGGCCGCGACGGCGAAATGGCCCCGCTTCGCCGACAAGATGGTGTCGCATCTCTCGACCATGTTCAAGGCCAAGAGGCTATTCCCGAACCCGGCCGTGGGCGTCGAGAAGCTGCACAAAGCCGACCCGAACGCGAACCACGAATGGAAACCGGAAGAGGTCATGATCGCAATCGAGCGGGCGCCGGCACAACTCCGCACCCCGCTCATCCTTGCCCGCTATCAGGGTTTTCGAGGCCAGACGATCAAAGCCCTGACGTGGCGCGACTACGTGAACGACCCAAGGACGAAGCGGGCATTCGAGATCACCGTGCGCAAGAACAAGGAAATGGCGTGGTTCCCCTGCGAGCCGGAAACGATCGCTCACTTGGATTCGATAGAGCGCACGTCAACGCTCATCGCGACCACAAGCGAGAATCTGCCGTGGAAGTCTGAGAAGGTCATGCAGGGAGCCGTGAGCGACTACCTTGCCGGTCTGAAATCGGAGGGATTGATCCGCAGGGGCTGCACGCTGCACGGGCTGCGCGTGACCTATGCCGCAGCCATCAAGAGGCTGGGCGGGGATGCCGGGACGGTCGCGGATGCACTTGGCGACAGGTCGAAGCGGATGGGGGATCACTACACGCGGCACGTTGAAAAAGAGCTGGGCCGGATGCGCGCCTGGACGGCGAAAAACGGTGTGCAAAATGGCTGATTTCGCATCGGTTTCGATAGCGTTTTCTCGCATCGTTGGCCGAAATATGCTAATGAAATCAATATGGCTGTAAAGGATTTTAAGTCCCTTGCGTCTACCAGTTCCGCCACGCCCGCGTGCCGTGCTTTTCAACGTTGTGCGGATATCTTGCAAGGGTGTTCTGCACAACGGTCGGACGTGTTGTGCAAATCAGGTTCGATGAACGTTCACGGAGGATGAGATGAGCGAGACGATCCTATATCGAAAACACCGTGGATGGTTGTCTGACTCTATGGAAACAGCCCAGCGAGTCGAGAGCGTGGACGATATCCGCAAGATTGAGGATGGGTTGCGCGAGTTAGGCTACGACCTGTCGGTGATCGACGTGAAGCCATATTGCTACGATGCCAGGATCGGATGGGACACGTATATCGTCACCGTGCCAGGACACGGCGTCATCGGCTTTACGAGTGGTCCCCTTCCCCGCACTGGAACAGGAGAGACGGAATGCGACGTGTGAAGTTGGGAAATTGCCCAGAAGGGCTGTTCATTTTTGACGGGAAGCATATCGGCCTCAAAACCGAGTATGTGACTACGACTTCGGATGGGCGCCGACAATCGGACGCTTACGTGGTTGCCAGCGGCGAGTATTTTTGGGGCGGAGCCAAGACCGCAGAGGAACGGGAGAAGCTACTCGTAACCCCGATCCCATACGACGCGGCAATCTCGGCTTTCCTTCCCCCACCTCCCGGAGACGGACAATGAGCGACATGAGCGAGAGAATCGCGAGGGCGATCTATGAGGCATCGCCAAGGAACAAGCCGTGGCACGCCCTCACGGCATTCAAGCGCAATGCCTATATGCGCGAGGCCCGCGATGTTCTGTCTGTCCTTCACGAGCCCTCCATTTCCATGCTCATTGCCGGCGTAAAGGCCATGAGAAATCCAGATCTGGACGTGACGGAAAAGGAACTTGCTCTAGGCTGGCGAGCTATGATCAGTAAGGCGATGGAGGGATAGGTGATGACTTGGCGAGGTTTCCTTGTGGCGATAGGGTTTGCAATATTCTTCCTCAGTGTTGCGCTCACCGTGATTTTCGGCGTCGATAGGGTAATAGGCTCGTTCGCCCCGCTTGGGATGTTTGTAGTATGGGCGGCCACTTGGGGTTGGCGCAGCAATGCATCTTAAATTAGCACCCGTAGCTCAGTTGGATAGAGCGTTGGATTCCGAATCCAAAGGCCACAGGTTCGAGTCCTGTCGGGTGCACCAATGATCCCCCGCCGCTCTGAGTCCTCTGCCCTACTCCGTGTAGGGCTTATCCTTGGGTTATGTGCTGTTGCTGGGGTGGGGAGATGGATGGGGATGTGGTAGCCAACGCAGCTTGGGTTGCGAGGCGGTATGCCAAATCTGGAGCGGGGGATTTGGCAAAGAAATGGGGGAGCACTATCTAGGCTTACTCTCCCCGGTGCCAAGTCCTCGCGGACGCCTAGCCTGCCTCGTGCCTGCTATTCGCAGGGAACTTGTGCGAGGCGGGCAGAGACTACGCACATGCGGCCAGACCGTTCATGCCGTGAGCGACAGGGTGCTGGAAGCCTTAGCCTCTCTGCCATCTAACTGCCCGCCTAAGCGAAACCTACACCGACCGCTAAAGATCGGTTCACTTTCGCCCATCCTCTATACCAGAATCCGCAGTGCGTTGGAAGCGCAACCTTGCGGCCAAGAGGCGGATATGCTAGGAAAGTCAGGCTGACGGCGGCGTGGAAGGACACGACAGTTTTCGAAAGTTAGGCCCCGTTCATCTGCGGAGGTCGCGAACGAAGCAGATGAAAACTCGGTTGCAAGGGTGGTGAGGGTAGCGATGGAGGTCTGCGCAGACCGAATTCGTGAGAGTAGAAATTCCACCTAATCCGGGGAAGCCGGTATCAAGCCCGGCCCGTCAGCTACCCCCACAAGCTCCAGAACATCCTCACCATCTGCACCTTATAGGACAGCCCAAGCATCCTGATAAGGTAGCGGAGGAAGAAGCGTCTCACGGCTGGCGCCAATTCCGGGTAATGCGCATCACCGCATCCATGACGCCCCAGCCTATTGCAGCCGCGATACAGGCCCCGGCGACAAGCCCCTCGTCATCCGGACTGAACCCGGCATAGTCACGCGCGGGAATAGCGAAGATCATGCCGGAAATCAGCGAGAACGCCACGCGGCGGCGAAACGCCTTGATGTTCCGCGGCGGGACGAACAGTAGTGCCAGGGCTGCACCTGCCATCGCCCCGATCCACTTAAGGATCAGGCTCCCGACGATTTCCGGCGTCGGCATCCTTAGTGCGCTCGCCAGAACGGAGGGTGCTTTCTTTCCGAGAAAAGAACACGAGCGAAAGAATCAAGCCAGCCACGACCCCCAAGAAAATCGCGACTTCCATAGCCCACCCTTTCCAAAATTCCAGTCGTTCCGATGACGGCAAGCGCGAGCCAGTTTGCTACCTCCAGCGAGACGGCGAAGGTGTAGTGCGTCCTGATCACGCCGGCCATGTAAAGAAGATCCAGCACGATCATGAGATGGAATGCATTCCAGACGCGAAGCTCGTAGCGGAGCTGCGCGAGGGCATAGATCGCATAGCAGATCGCGAGATTGGTTGCGGCCCCGAACGCCGCGCCATAGGGCAACCCCGCCTCGTGCCACCATGACGACACGAGGAAGGACAACACGCCGAGAGACACCCACAGCACCGCGCGCGGCACGTTCCATGCCAGCACGGTCGCGGCTGCGGCGCCCGCTACGAGGGCAGTGTGATACCAATGCATCAGCGACCCCCACCGCCGTCCATAGGTGCCACGTCGGGCTGATACTTGCGCAGCACCGCCAGCGGTCCGCCGGTATCTACACCGCCCGCCTTTGCCTTTCCCGTCATCCGCTCGTGCATCTGGTAGGTCGCGAGTTCGGCCTGTGCCATTATTCCGGCGATGACGCCGCAATGCGATATTTCAGCCATGACTTCGAAGTCCTTGCCGATGCCGAGGCGTCTGGCCTGTTTCAGCAGAGGCTCAAGTTGACCCAGGGCAGCGCGCGCCGCGTGAAGGCCAGTTTCGACCATCGCCAGTTTGGCCTTGATCTTGTCGACGTGATCCGTTTGCTCTGACATGGGCTGCTTGATCCTTTTCAGCATGGTTTCCTCCCAAGCCGGGGAATTCCGGCCGGGGCAAGCTTACGGTATCTTCTGCGAATCGCGCATCTGGCCTTCAAGGCGTCGGATCACTTCCCACATGCGCTCGTCTTCGCGTTCGAGGCGCTTAGTGGATTCTCTCTGGCTATCGAGGTTCGATGCCTGCCCGGCGCGCAGCTCGCGCACGTCAGCCCGGATATCCGAGAGCCCGGATTGAAGCGGCTGCGTCACGGCATAGACCGCGCCGAAGATGGCGAACATAATGCCGATGACGGTGACGATCAGCCCGTAGTATCGGCGTATCGTGTCCTCGATCTTGTCGACCACATCAGGCCTTCCACCCGCAGAGCTTTTGCCCCTTGCGATTGTGAGCCAGAACGTCGGCGACCCGTGCATCGCTCATGGCCTCTATTTCGGCCGCAGACGGGCGCTGAGGACGGGCGATGTCACAGAACGTCCCGGAAGCCGTCTGACACGCTGAGAGCGCCAGCAAGGCGAAAATGAAAACGTACGTTTTGTACGATTTGTACAAAGTGCTCATCGCGACCACCTGCCGAGTTCCTTCCTTGCGTCGGCCGGCGGGAGCGCGCCAACGTCGTTGTCCACCTTGTCGGCGATGTCCCGTGCTTCGGCCTCACGTTCAGCCTGCTTCGCGCGTTCGGCCTTGGCCCCTGCCCGGCGCTGCTGCCATAGAAGAGCGAGCGCCGCTCCGATGGCCGCGATATAGGGCCAGAACTTCAGCGCCAGATCCATGATGATCGCGGTCATGTCGCCCACCCGAATCGCTTGGCGAGGTAGTAGTAGACCTCGGTCGCGCTCCACATGGCCGCGCCTATTGCGCCCTCGATCAGGTGCAGCACGTCGGGGTCAGCCGATAGTGCCGCGCCGTCGTCAGCCGATAGCCAGCCCCGGCCCATGAGGACGCCAGCGGCAACCCTTAGAAGAATGCGAGCAATCACGCCGGTCATGGCGCTTTTCCTTTCAATGGAGGGGGAGATGTGGTAGGGTTTAGGTCTGCGCTGGCAAAGCGCCTAAAAATATTGCGCGTGTAGGACCGAGCGCAGGCAGGACACAATTTGAGCAAACACCGCGACGTGCGCACGGTAGCGGTTAGTAGCGGACGAGCCATCGGTCCAGGATCACCCCAGCCCAAACCACGCCGCGATACCCGCAAGGATAATCCCCACGATGATCGCCAGAGGGCCTTTGCTGGCCTTCTTCTCCGATTTCGGTGCAGGCGGCACTGTCACGACAGGATCGTCTACAGGAGGGGCAGGACGGGGCACGGGAGAGGCTGTCTTGGCCTCGAACAGGTCAGCCTCGGCGGCGCGGCGCCGGGTCAAGCCCTTGAGCGTCTTGCCGCCCGCCTTGTTCCATTTCGCCAGTTCGGAGCGCACTGCACCATAGTTGCCCGCGTTCAGCTTCTTCACGAGGGTTGACTTAGCAAGCGCTCCTGCCCCTACATTGTATGTGAACGAGACGAGCGCGGCGAACTGGTTATCGCTGAGCGGAAGCTTGACGGCCCGCTCTACTGCCTCGGCATATTGTTCGAGATCGTTCGCCAGGATTTCTGTCGCCGCTTCTGCGGAGAGAACGAGGCCCTTGCTCGTGGCATGTTTCGGAGCGCCGGCCGCGTCGGTATGGCCGAAGCCAATCGTCGCTACCTTCCATCCGTGCGCGGGGTCTGGATACCATTTTGCTGAAAACCCCTCGAAGCTTTTAATAAGGTCGAGGCCAGCCCTTGATACCTGCCTTGGCATGTTGATTCTCCGTATCCGATATTGATTTCTGGCCGCGTCGTGGTATTATTAAACGATGACGCACCCACGATTGATTGATATTTCTGGCCGCCAATTTGGTGAGTGGACCGCCATAGATAAGATTGGAAACAACCCGAGAGGTGGGGCGCTATGGCGATGTCTTTGCAGTTGCGGGACAGAAAGGGTTGTTCTTGGCTCTGACCTTCGCGCTGGGAAATCAATCTCTTGCGGATGCACTGGCATCGAGCGCATCGCACAATTGAATAAATCTCACGGAGGAACCGGGACGCGCCTCTACCGAATCTGGAAAAACATGCGCGCCAGATGTTCAGATCCTGAAAATCCGAGCTATGGCGGGAGAGGCATTAGGGTTAGCTCCGAATGGAGTTCGTTCCCTGCATTCAGAAAGTGGGCTTTGAAGTCCGGTTATGCCGACGACTTGTCCATCGAACGTCAGGATGTAGATGGAGATTACACTCCATCTAATTGCGTATGGGCTGATGCTGCAACGCAGAGTGCGAACCGGCGCTTTGTCAGCGTGGCACCTGATGGTGATCTGTGGTGGCATAAAGCCAAATCAAACGGCATCACCGTATCCGCATATCGGTCTCGGCTTAACGCCGGTTGGCCTATAGAAGTGGCCGCCAGTTGGCCGATGCATTCGCGGCGCGTTCCTCGTCAGAGGAACAGCAGCGGAAAGTTCGTCTGATACCACTTCGGCTCGAAGCCTTCGAAACTCGTAATGAGCTTCAGCCCAGCCGCGTTTACACGACGTGCCATGTCGATTTCCTTATGTGTTGCGGAGAGATTTGCCGGTGCTATAGGGTGCGCGAAACGGAGGCGGATATGGACGAACTGACGCGCGACAGAGCCAGGTGGAAAGGTGAGATCGTCCTGTCGTGGAAAGACATCGGCCTTGCCGCGCTTGGCATCCTCAGTTTCGCCGCGCTGGTGATGATGGCGATGCTGCTGCTTAGGCTTGGGCAGGAACCGCCGGCTGTGCCGTTTCGGTAGGCTGCAGCTCCGCAACCTGCTGCGTCAGCCCGGCAACGCGGGCCGACAGTTCGGCGATCTGCTTGCTCGATTCTTCAGCCTGCACTTCAAGCGCTACCTTGCGCACCAGTGCATCTCCCAGCATGAGGGCGACGCGGTTATGAACGATCTGGTCAGGTGACATGCTGTTTCCTTATGCTGCGGTTGTAATTCCGGTCCAGGTCGTTGCCCCGTCCGTGTTGATGTAGGCGCGGTTGTTCGTCGTCGTGCCGTCACGGCGCAGGTAGAGAGACCCCTTCGCGGCGGATACCGTAGGCGCACCCGTGCCGAAGTAGATGCCGAAGGTTGCGAGGTTCCCCATACGAATGACTGCGGTCGTTGAACCGCCCGCCGGTGCGGCAACATCACCTGCAACGTGGGCCAACGCGGACGTGTAAAGCTGTCCCTTGCCGCTGGCGTGCGCCGGGCCGGTGACGTAGAAATACTCCGTGCCATTTGCGTATCCGTCTGCCCCGAGGAAAGGATAGGTCCATTTCCCGGTGTCCGTGGAATCCTGAAACGCCGCAAAAGCGATCTTATGATCGCCGGTCACCGCCGTTGCGTTAAAACCAGTTCCACCGCCACGAAGATCCGCAGCCGGCCCTTGATGGCCTGAATTCGTTCGCATCAGACGAAGTGTCGTGCCCGTTGTGGCCTGGACCCAATTGCTCGCAGCTTCCCACGCAAGAGAGCCGTAGGAGGCGCTTTCGACATGACTGACATTGATCAGCATGCCCGAACCGTCTCCGTTGGCGCCCTTCCGGTTAAAAACCCGCAGCGTATCGCCTTCGCCAAGGACGGAAGTCGTCAGCCAGTTGTCCTGTTCATCTTCCAGGTGCAGTGCAGTGTCAGAACGGGTCGGACCATTTTCACCAGAGCCGGTGTAGCCGCGCAGGATCGCCATCGTTGTGCGATTTCCTGACAGGGTCGCCGTATCGGTGCTGTCGAACCGGTGGGCGGTTTTCCACGTCCCAGCGTTGACGCCAGCAACGTTCGCGCTGGTCGCGGTCGTGGCGAAAGTGAGCGCGCCATCGGCATTCAGCGGCTTAAGGTTGCCGCTGGCGTCGCCCGCTGTCAGGAGAGCGGCGGAGCCGGCGCCAGTTCTAAGAGAGACGAAAATGTCGCTTGTCGGCCGCGCCCACCAGGCACCGTCTGCCGACTGGAACGCATCGGACGGCAGCTTTTTAGCCGAATAGTCATCGACCGTTCCGGCAAAATCGCCGCCGCTATAGAGACCAATTCCGGTGGATGCTCCAGTCGCGGTCAAGATTGTGGTCTTGATGCCCGTCGTGCTGTTGGCCGGGCCGGTTGTGTTGGAGCCTACGATAATTGCCCTGATCGATCCTGCCGTGCGTGACAGAACATTGAACGAGCAGAAAATCTTGTCGCCGTCCGCGAGCGTCACAAGTCGATAGAATACGCCGTCACCAGCAGGACCGACGACAGCGGTTAGGATACCCGCGCCAACGGAATAGATCGTTCCGCCGCCAGTCTCAATCCACCCGGTCGCCGACGACATGTCACCGTTGACCAACAGCTCCGGACCAAGCCGTGGGTGTGTCGCCGTCACGCGCTGGTAGAGCAGATCGCCGACGCGGATGAAATCGGTCAGCGCTGAGATCGTCGCGGCAGCTGCTGCCGTCTGGTCGTTGAAAAGGCCGATGCCGAGCGTCGCGCGAGCAGCGGATTCGCTTGTGTCGTCCACAAGAGACCGAGCAAAGACTGAGAAATCAGCGAGCGCTGCGGTTCCGAGACCGGTAAAGTATGGAAGCTTGTTAGCAGCAGATGTCAGACCAGCGATTGCCGCGAGATCGTCATCGTAGGCCTGAACATCGGTGCCAATATCCAGCCCTAGGTTGATCCTTGCAGCCTCCGCATCCGGTATATCGCTTAGGTTGTTTGCAGCAAGAAGATCCCCGATCGGGCCTGGGCTGGCGAGCGTGGCGTGTCCATCGTTATCGATCGTATCTACGGCCAGGATATACGGGCTAGCAGCCCCATCTAGCGGAGAGACAAAGACCAGGTCATGGGCGCGTAGCCCATAATCCGCAGCGTTGGTCGCGTAGCCAGCGCCTGTCACTGTCGGTTCCGTGTCGTCGGTCTGATAGCTGTAGAACCGCAAGCCACCGTCGCCGACAGGCTGGACGATCAGGCTTAGCCGCTCAGAATTGAACGCCATGTGGTTTTCCTCACGATGATTGGTGGGGTCTGCTAAGCGGTGCGCCGCACTATTTGGGCGGCAAGGAAATCGAGCCGTTCCTGTTCAAGCTGTTCGTCGCGGGCTGCTCGGGCCGCTGCGCGCGAACCGTCCAAATCGAGTGCCTCAATGCGGCGCCGCTCTTGTTCGGCCCGCCATTCCGCTGCCTCGCGCTCTACTCTGCGGGCGTGAGCGTCGGCTTTGGCCTGGGCTGCGATTTCTTCGGCGCGTTTGCGGGCAAGCGAATAGCCGACCGCTCGCGCAAGCGATTGAAGACTGATCACAAGCTGCCTCTTGGGAACGCGAAAACCGCCCCGAAGGACGGCTTGCCAAGCGCTGGTTTTTCAGAAAGGCTATTTCAGACAAACCGGAACGGACTATGCGCTCAACATTGATTGTCGCCGCGATAGGCGGGGTTCTTCTGACAATTGTCGGCTATCTCGTTTACGCCGCGCCGGGTGACGCGGTGAGTTTTGGCTATTGGATTGGCCGACCAATCCGTTTCACCGTTTGGGCGTGGACGCTGGCGGGCGCGGCTATCGGCGCCGGGGCAATGATTGCAGCCCGCCGGTGAGGGAATGGCTGACGTTCCTTGCCGTCGTGTTCGGATGGGCGCTTGTCGGGCGCGTCATCCTAGAATTGCAGATCGCGCAGCCTTGGGCGGTTGCCCTCGTCTGGTTCATCGGCCTGATATGGTTGATCGGATGGGCGGCAGGATCAGCCCGCGAGGCTGATTACCTGTTAACGCTCATGGCGGGCATCTTCGGCGTCATGGTGTTGATCGCCGGGGTTGCGATACTTAGTTAAACGGGCGAAGCGAACTCGGCAGGAAAGGCGCTTTCGTTTGCCCAAAGTCCTTCAGCCTGCGTTGGTTCTGTTTCCTCATGTATCCCGGCGACGCCGCCTCCCTCATCGAATTGAGGAAAAGATAGTCAAGTGCCGGGCGGATATAGGCAAGGTTGGCGAATGGCGTGTTGTTGATCGCCAGCGTCAGCGCCCGCGCTTCCGGGAAGTTGGCTTCTTCGCCAGTGATCTTGCCGGTGAGATATTCCTTCGCAGCAAGCGCGATCTCCAGAGCATCCGAACCGGCGCCGATCGTTGGCCCCGCGAGAGTGTCAAGAGGCCCACCACCGAAGCGATTGGTCTGAGCGAAGAGGTAGTCACCGTAGATGCCCATCGCCCCGCCCTGAAGAACCGCGGCCGTCCACGTTGCCGGGTCGGCTGGATTGCGGGGAGGCCAGTAACCCTTTGACAGATCCTTCATGACCATAGACACGTAGCCGCCCATCGCCATGCCGGCGAGGATCGTGCCAATATGAGGAAGTCGCTCCAGCATCCACGACGCATCCTTGCGGTGGCCGTAGAGCGCCCTACCCCACACCCTATTAGTGAAAGCAGCCGGGAAGCCCTTGAATTGCCATATGAGGCGCAAGAGTTCGCCAGATACCGTGCCGGGACGGGTTCCGCGATACATCATCCGTCGCGTTGAGTTGTCGACCTCGACAACGCCATAGGACGTTTCGTCGGCTGCGAAGCGACCCATCGCCAATTCGAGTTGCAACCGTCCGTCATCGGCCGTCCTCCCCAAACCGGCAACCGCATCGTCCGGAAGGTTTCGCGCCATGTCGGGCGTGATAAAGTCCTTCCCCTTGACTATCCGTGTATCGATTTTGCGGATGGCCTCCCAATGCTTCTCTGTAATCCCATGCAGACCGAGCACATGGCGGTAGTTGGGTGGCAGATCGGCATAGGCCGACTTCGCCCTCATCGCCATCTCTGCCGAGATCATACGCCCCGCTGCGCTCCGCATCTTGTCGGTAAACCACGTCAGGCCGTTCCATTTGAAAAAGGACTCCTGAAGGCGAGCCATTCGCCCGACCGGACCGTCAACGGCCGCAGCAGGCGCGACGATCTGGCCGAGAAAGCCATCCATTCCCTCGCCCATGAGGAACCCGATCTCTGCCTTTTCGCCAGCGGTTCGGCCTTCAAGGATGCCGTCGAACTGCGCTACAAACCCCTTGAAAAAACCAGAGCCGCGAAACTGAGCTGCGATGCCGGCTGTGAGAGGATCGCCGCCGAGAGACGAGAAGATCGCTCCGCCAAGCTTCGCCATCGATTGAGCCGCCCGGACATCAGCTCCGATTGACGCCGCTGTAACCGAGACAGGACGGGATGCCAGACCGGATGCCACATCAAACGAACTGCGAAGAATGCCAGCCTCAGCATTGAGGCCCTTGGTCCTCACCTGCTTTTCAGCCGCCGAAAGCGTGGCGTCATTGTTGATCCTGCGTGCCAGGTTCTCAACAAGCGAGGTGAACATAACTTCCGGGTTTGGACCCAGCATTTCCATGTTCGCGGCCATGCGCGCTGCGTTGCGGAGTTGTCCGAAGACACCAGATACGGTGTTGCCGTATCCATATTTGTCGCGGTAGGCGAGCGCAGCATCAGCGTCCTTGAAGTGCAGGACACGCGATTTGCCCAGACGCTTCGCCATGTTCGCGGGGTTCACTCGCTGACCAAGTTCTCCCGGCGTTGGCTTGGCGGGCATTCCGCTTGTGATCGTGTCGTAAATGCCGCGCAGGACTTCATCAATTTCCTTGGGGCTTTCGGCATCCGGGAACATGCGCGCGATGTCAAGCTTGGGAAGAATATCGGTAATCCACTGCTCCTTACCGGCCTTGATCATTTTGATGTCGTCGTGGCCCTGTGCCCCGGCATAACCATCCAGTTTGCCGATGGATGCGCCTAGACGGTTGAGGTCGGTTCGGCTCAACTCGTAGTAGGAGGCGAACACCTTTGCGACGAATTTGGCGTCATCGTTTCCAGTGATGCCGGGCTTCCCGCCTTCGCGCAGCTCGACCATTTCGCGCATGATGTCGGTATCGAACTTCGGATCATTGAGCACATGCAGAAGATGCGGGCGCTCACGCTGCAACTCTGCCATCAGCCCACCTACGTAGCGGCGCTCGTATGAGCCTGTCATCGCAGCAACGGAAACCCGCGCGTTCTCCACGCCGTCTTGCGTGCCCTCCAGGATAGCGCGGATGGCTTCGCTGGGCCAAAGACCCGCCTTGATCATGCCTTCCACCGCTGCGGTCTGCCGATCACGCACGAGGATGTTCAACGCGGCATGGCGCTTTGACATCGCGGCGGCAATCTTGGTCCGTTCCGCCTCGCGTTCGGCGAATGACTTCAGCTTGTCGGCCATGCCGTCGATCTGGCCCGATGCCTTCAGGCTCTCACGATACTCGAAGATGCGCTGAAAGGCGTCGTTGATTGCCTCTTTGTTCAAGCGCTCGCCAGATGCCGCATTGACGGCGGCGTAGCAATCGGGTCCGATCTTGGGGCGAGTTTTCATAGGAGACAATTCACCGCCGTCTTGAGGGCTTCACCGAATGCCGCGCCGTCTTGATACGCCGCATCGGCATCGTCCAACACGGCCATATCCTCTTCGGACAACCGGCCTTCCTGTGCGAGTTGGCGGAGTTCGGCTTCTTCCGGGAACGTCCCGGTTTCGGGATCGACGCGATACTGGTCAGCGAGAGCCTTGTAGTTCTCAGGCTTGGCGACCTTGGCTTCGGCTTCCGTGCGGCCTTCGGGGATTTGGTCTGGACGGGCGGGAGAGGTGTCTACTTGGCGAGCGCCTTGCGAAAGCTTTTCGCCAGTTCCGAAAAGCGAGACGACTTCTTGTCCTGCGCGGTTTGTTCCGCCGCCTTCGCGAGGACCGACAGCCCCGAGGAGATCGCCTTGTCTTGTTTGCGGGCGGGCATTTTCAATCATCTCCTGCGGACGAACCGCGATTGCATCTCCGAACAGGGACGGCTTGCCGAGATCGCGTGCCGCCCGCGTGATATTGCGGAGATGGTCAGCGATAATATCACGGCCATTTGCCTGAGTGAACTGGTCGTTCTTGTAAAACGACTGCACAAACGCCTTTGTCCTGGGGTCGATTTCGCCAGCCAACAGGTCGATCTGCCCCATTTCTTCCTTGATGACGGTCGCCACCGGCCGCTTTTCAGCTAGCGCCTTCTCGCGCGCCCGGCTCATGAACCGGAGAGCATCGGTCAGGCTCGGCGTCACGTCGAAATCGGCGTCGATCAACCCTTCTGCGATGTCCTTGCGCATTGCCGACCATTCGCCGGCCGCATCCGACATAGCTCCCATGATCGACTTGACGTTATCGTCCGGCGTCTCCGCGAACCGCGCCACGACATCGGTATCGCCATAGGCGGCGGCGATGAGGGCGTTTTCAACCCGGCGGATGCCATCGGCATTAAGACGCCCGTTCGCATCGACAAGCGAAAGGCGTTCATTCGATGGCAGGTTGCGCAGGAACGATCCGACAAACGCCCGGTTGGCCGCAGAGTTGATGTCGCCTGGCACATAGTTGCCGAGCGTGCCGCTCGTCATCGCGCGAACGTCCATCATGGCCGTTTCGGTCGCGGACATGCGGGCAATCGCCGACGTGTTGGCGTCGTTCACGAACTGCGCCCGTTGCGCATCGGTCAGATCGCCAACGCGGCGAGACACCAGCACCGGAACGCCCTTGTCCGGCACGTTGTAACCAGCGTCCCTCAACGCCTGCTTATAGGCTGCGAACCGTTCTGGGTTCTTCTCTGCCGCGCGGATGAGAGCCGCGATACGACCGTTGCCGCTCTCGACAACGCCGTCCGGGCCAACAATCGGCGCTCCCCGATCCGCTTCCGGCGAAAACATGAGCCGCGCAGGGTCGAGGTTCGCCGCCATCTCAGCAATCTGTGCATCGCTTGCCGCGCGGGAACGATCACGCGGCTGCAATTCGCCGGACGCCTTTATGAGATCCATCGCGTCGACAATTTCGGACTTCACTGCAACGCGAAGCCCGGTCGGCGTCACGACGGATTGACCGCTAACTTCCCGTCCAGCCCAAGAGCGGTCTACTTCACCGATGATCCTCTCAATCGGCGCCGTGGCATTCGGGCTTAGCCTGACCTCACCATCCGTCGCCAGCCCGCCGATGGCCTCATTCAGGGCAATGCGGGCCTCCTGTGTGGCCTTCAACGTCTGGACCTTGACTTCGGCGTCTCTGCGCAGCGCATCGGCCCTGATGCCAGCCCTGCGTTCAAGCACGCCGCCCACGGTCCCGAATGCCGAGCCGATCAGCGCAGCCGTCGCGATCTCGGAAATCATCGCCTGCCACGACACGTCATCGCCGTATCCCCGGCGTGTTTCACGTGTAGCAAGACCGGCAATCGCTGTATTTGCAGCCGCGTCGAGTGCTGCCGTCGCGGCAATGCCCTTCACCAGCCCCATGCGGGCCACGGCAGCCGCCCTGACGCTTGGACCGGCCACCGGGATGTAGTTTACCGGATCGACCGCCTGCCCCGCCAGATTGCCGAAGAACGCCGTGATCGGGCGCTTCTCAGCAAAATACTCCCTGACCCGCTTAGCGTCATACATCGCGGCCAGAGCTGCGGCCCTGTCTTCCGTCATGCCATTGTCCCACGGCACGTTGTCGCGGAAGTAGGGCGACGCCTTGTAGTCTTCCTCCGTGATCGTCTTGTAGTTCTTCCGACGATCTGCGTAGGACTCGTCCGTGTCGCCATACCAGCGCCCCGGCGCGGCAGGCGGCAGCGACATTTCACGTGTTACCGTGCCAAGCCCGAACGATTCCAGCACGCCGCCCTTGGCCTGATCCCAGAACGTCGATCCGAGGGACATGGGTTGATCGAGCGCGGCTGTCCACAGAGAGTCGGTGGTTGCCGCTCGATATGTTGGCCCACCACGGAATCCGAACATGCTGCTCACTGCACGCCCTCATACATCTGGCGCACACGGTCTTCCTGCTGCTTCATCTCGGTCTGGACGTTATCGTTAACCGTTGTGTCCTGATCCGTGGGCAGAAGCGGGGCGGTCGCGAGGGAACGCGCGGCCTTTACCTGTTCAGCCGTGAAGACCAGAGGGTTGCCATCCGGGCCGGGGATTGCTGTTCCATCGAAAGGTTCGAGGAACACAAACCCGTCTCCGTGATTGCGGAAGTGCCCTTCCGACAGAATCGCTTGAATGCCATACGTCTTCACCGCACTCATGATTGCCTTGGTGCTGTCTGCTGTGGGCAGATCAGGTGGTGTCACCATCACTGAGTTGATGGCCTCTTCGACTTGCGGCATCAGGCCTTCGAAGCCTTCGATGTAGGGTGCCTCGTCTTCCTTCATCGGGAGAAGTATCTGCGCCTTCCCCCCGGAAACCGGCTTCACATCGCCATACAGATCCTTTGCCGCTCCGGACACCGCAGCGCTCAGTTCCTCGCCATTGCGCAGGCGAAGATTGACCGCGTTGTTCAGCAGTTTCGAATCCCTCTGTGCCCTGACGAGGTTCTCCGCAGACCCGTCGCTCAGCCCATAATACAGGTCGCCGATCTGGTTTTCGTCCATGAGTGAGGACTGCACAGCCTCGTCAATCTCAGCCGGCTTGGCGGGAGCCTTGCCGGGCAGCTTTGACGGATCGACAAGCGCGGCCCGGAACAGGCGATTGGCCGCGCTTTGGTCGCCACGGGACAGGGCAACGAATGCGCCTTCCGTCATATCGGGCAGCCCGGCCTCGACCATCTGTTCAAAGATGGCGCGTTGCTGTGTCGGATCGGACGTTGCCATGATGATGCCAGCGACATGATCGATGCGCTGGCCTTCCGTCAGGGTTTCGTCCTTGAACGTGTCAACCGTTGTCGAGACGACATCCTTGGGCAGCGGCTTGATATTGGCGATGCCTAGCTGCTGCTGCGCTGCAATCGAGGCGGCGACCGCAGCCTGGAAACCGCCCGGCTGGTCCGGCGTCTGCCATGCCTGTCCCACCGATGGGAACGCCTGCCTGACATAGGCAGCCGGGTCTTCCTCCCGTGCCTTCAGCGTCGAAGCCGCAGCCTTGGACAATGCGTCGTATCGGGCTTGTTCAAGCGCTGCATCATTGCCGGAACTGCCGGGAACGGCACCCTGCACGACCTGCTCGATTTCGTCAGCCGACATGGTGCGCATGCCGTAGGCTTGCTGCGCGGTCTCGACCGACGCCTGGAACTTGCCGTAACGTTCTGCCCCGTCCACAGGGCCATAGGCGGTCTGGAACTGTTCGAGCGACGGAAGCTGGCCGTCATACTTGCCGGTGTTGAGGATGGCAGTCGGTGCGTTATCGGCTGTTACTTCGATCCCCGCGCGGGTTTCGACGTTGACCTGATTGCGGCGGGTTTCCGCCTGCTTCCGCAGCTTCGCCTGATCTTCGGGTGAAAGCCGCTTGAACCAATCCGGGCTGGCGTCGCCTCGAATAATCGCCGCCTCTTCCGACCTCCGTTTGGCGTTGACGCCGCCATTGTGCCCTTTCAGGCCCTCGACAGCGGAGGCGATGGTTTCAACATCACCTGTCTTGACGGCCTGCACGACAGAGGAAGGAAGCGAGCCGTAATTGTAGGTGACGGACACAAGCGCTGCGCGAGCCTGAGCCGGGAGAGACGCCCATGCGTCCTGCCCTACAGATCGGATCGCGCCCGCTTCGAATTCCTTGGTGCGCCGGAGTAGGTCGCGCTCGGCATCCGCCCTCGTTATCGTGTCGCCAGGCTGGACCTTGACGATAGTGCCGTTTTCCTTGGTGATCGTGTCCGAACCGTAGCCGGTCCGATAGGCGTTCACGTCCCAATACGGCTTCTCGCGAAAGCCTTCGAACCGACGGAGCAACGCGGCGGCATCGGTATCGCCGAGAACAGCGGACGGGTCGGATTCGGCGAGAAGCGCGCCCCGGTTAAAATCAGCGGCGTCGAGATAAAGCTTCTTCCGCGCGTCGGCCTGGTCCGGCGTCAGCAAGCCAGCCTCGCGGCTGACATCGATGGCCCCGATGATCTCGTTCCGCGCCTTGGCCTTCACGTCCTCCGGCACCAGCGGATCGACATAAAGCCTGCGGTTCAACTCCAGCGCTTCATCGAGAGCATTCGTTTCGGCCTGCTGGCGAAGCGCCCTGCCCTTGTCGATGATCGAGTCGTTGGTGCGGATCGCGTCGATTTGCGACTGCGCCGCATACCTCTCGCGCATCTTCGGGTCGCGAATGAGATTGGCCGCGTCTGTTACCGCCTTGCGCGTGCCATCTCCCGCCCTTTGTCCGAACGTCGAATAATCCCCGTCCTGGTCAAACTGGTTTTGCAGATCCAGGAAGCGCTGCGTCTTCAATGCTTCGGCGCGGGCCAGATCGACGGCGTTCTGCTGCTGCTTCTGCTTTTCGCCGAACGCGGCAATGCCTGACCCAAGCGCTTCCAGCCCGCGACCGATTGCCGATGTATCAGCCGACGAGATCATGCGGCCCGACCGGAGCGACCCCGGCTGGCTCAAATCGTCCTTGGTAGGGAGGCGGGCCATCAGTTAGGCCATGCCTTCGCGAAGCCGCCGAAACCGCCCAGCACCGATCCGAGCAGCGATGCCTTGCCTTCACGCCTGCGATTGGCAGCGGCGTTGAAAAGCCCTTCCTTGCGCGACTTGCCGCCGTAGAGATCGACCTGTGCATTGTATTCCGCCTGTCCGGCAGTGTCCGTCATTAGCTTGACGATGGTCGGCGCATCGGCACCGGCACCCGCTCCGGACGACGCGGCAAGGGCCTGCTGGCGGGAACTGATCAATGCACCTTCGCGGCGCTTTTGATCCGCGTCGCGCTGAGAAGCGGCAAGTTCTTCCTTGCCCTTCTCTTCAAGCTGCAACGCTTCCTGCTGTGCCGCATTGTTCGCAGCCACGCCGCCGAGAATAGTGCCAATGCCGGAGATCGCAGCGCCGATCAGTGGGAGTGCGGCCATAAATCGCGTCTCCAGATTTCAATGCCGTTTTCTTCGGCGAAAAACTCAAACCCGAGCAGTTTCAACAGCCGCTCAGATGTCTCGAATTGCGCGTCGCGCGGGGTGTAGACCTCGGTCTCGCCCAACTGCCGCGCTTGCCGGAACAGGCGCTTGGCACAGGCAATGATCTTGAAACGGTAGCGCGGCTCGTTCCTCATCATGTGGAAGAACAGCCATGTCCTGCCGCCGCCCCACGCAAGGCCACCCACTGCGATCGCGCCATCCTCATCGACGCCAGCCAACGCAAAGGTCGGAAGATCGACTGAGATACCTGCGACCCGTAATATCTCGCGCGGATCGGCCTGGACGATCTCGACGTTTGTCTTATCGTGTTGATTCTGATACAAATAGCGAACCCGCCGAGCGTTCGAGCGCTGCGACGGGTTCTAACCACCGGAGCGTTGGAGGCTCACGAAATGGCTACTTCCCGTCTATGCTCGATTCCTGATTGCGGCAAGCCCCACTACGGACGGGGATGTATCCCCTTGAAACATGTAATGGGACATGCTATATAATTCCCATGAGCACGAAGCTACCCACCGTTAAACAGTTCCTCGCCCGATTCCCGGACGACGACTCATGTCTCGATCACCTGATGGCTACCCGCTACGGAAAGCGGCACACCTGCGCCAAGTGCGGCAAGGAAGCCAACTTCCACCGCGTGAAAGCCCGTCGCTGCTACGAGTGCGATTTCTGCGGCTATCAGGTCTATCCGACCGCTGGCACGCCGTTCGAGAGCACGCGCACCTCTCTGCGCGACTGGTTCCATGTCATGTTCATGTTCACCACGTCCCGCAACGGCGTGGCGGCGAAGGAAGTCCAGCGCACCATCGGCGTGACCTACAAAACCGCGTGGCGCATGTGCAATCTGATCCGCCAATACATGGGCTACGTTGACGGCGATAACTCCCTTGGCGGCAAGGACGGCGGCATTGTCGAGGCCGACAAGATGTTCTTCGGCGGCAAGGACAAGCGCGGCGAGGACGACAAGTTGATCGTGTTCGGCGCTATCGAGCGCGGCGGCGAAGTCGTGACGGAAGTTATCAAGAGCAAGCGTGCCCGCCACGTCCTGCCCGCGATCTTCAAGTGGGTCCGTCCCGGCTCGCGCATCGCTACCGATGAGGCTGGCGCTTTCCGCGATCTTGGCGAGAACGGCTATCTGCACGGCACCGTGAACCACAGCGCCGGGCAATACGTGTCAGGTCAGGTCCATACCAACAACATCGAAGCGTTCTGGTCGCACGTGAAGCGGTCCATCAAGGGGACCTACATCAACGTTTCTTCGAAGTGGCTCCAGACTTACCTTTGGGAGTTTGAGTATCGGCAGAACCTGCGGAAGCGGCCCGACCTGATGTTCGACCTGCTTTTACAATCGTTCCCGCGCCCGGCACGATAAGCGGTGGCTTGGTAGCCATCGCTTTCAGGAGGCGGTCAAACCTGCCCGCTTCATTCATAGGGAACACCGATCCTAATGGACATCGCATTACGCGACACTTCGAAAATCTCGGCCAGCTTCGCGACGTCATCGCCAAAGCGGTCTACGTAAGACTCTAGGTGCCGCCATGGCATTAGGATGTCTGCCGCCAGCGAGTTTGCTTGCCTTTCTTCGGTGTTCGACAAGCCGCTCCGGTAAAGGGCATCGTCAAACATTCCGTCGCCAATCAGGGGTTCGTGTAAAACGTAGTGTGCGAGCTCATGAGCCAGCGTGAACCGCTGCCGCTTCTTATGATGATCCTTATTGATGAAGATTGCGAAACCGCTTTCTCCGCCTCTCGTCGCGTCCTTCTGAATTTTGCCTGAGATGTTGTCAGGCCAAGCGGCAGCATAGACCCTAATGCCGAGTTTCTGAGCTAGCGGAACAAGCTTGATAGGCGGGCTAGCCTTATCAATATAGTCGTTAACAATACTGAGTTTTTCACGCACCGAGTTTGCCATTTTCTCCATCCTTGATTTCGGTGGCTTCTTCGATGATTGAAGTCTCATCAAACGGTTCTTCGCCAAGATCTGGCTTGTTCCGCTTCCTTCCCTGAGCCTTGACCGCCTGATCGAACAAGCGGGGCGCCTCTCTATCGAGGTAAGCTTTAGCAGTGGATTCCGCCCTCATTTCGGCGGCCTTCCTGACCTCCAGGATTCCAAATACCGCACCGCCGGCAATCACGAGGGCTAGAAGCGCCAAGACCGAGTTCATGAAGTCTAACCGCCCGAGCTGGACTGCTAGGGCGAACACGTCTCTTTGCTTAGCTCCAAGCACCGCATCGTAAAGCGCAGGGTCAACGAAATGATAATCCTTGACCAGAACGATGAACGCGATCAGCCAGCAGGAATGCAGCGCGAAATTGATAGGCCGCCACCACAAACCCGAATCCCTCCCCCATGTAGTGCGATCAATTCAGTTATCCACAATCTGTGAACAAAAGCGACAGCGACGTTAGGGAAGGACCGACTCAGGGTAGAGTGACACCTCCAGACACCCGGGAGGACGAAATGGCAGATCAAACAGTCAAACTGGTGGGCGACGGGACAGCGGAACGGGTCGCCTACGATCTCGCGATGAAAATCATGTTCACCGAAAAATCGAGCAACTACGCCACGAAGCAGCAGATCATCGATCTGTATGTTGACTGCCTTTGGGCGGTGGCGAGCCGGAGTCGTACTGGCGACAGATAGCTTCGACCATCTCGGCTGCTAGGCCAGCTACGTTCCGCACATCAACCTCGGGGCGATGTGAGAGAATCGTCTGCGTCAGCAGCAAGCGGGCTTGCTCTTTGTCCATTGATATCTCCAGAAAAGCTTCGGTGCCGGCAATCAACCGACGTTCTCGCTCTCTCGCTTCACCCTGCCGATTACGTTGCCCCTCTTCACTTGAGCGGCAATCCCAACAGCAACCAAGACCAGCACGAGCGGGATGCCGACCCAATTGACTGTCAATTGCAGAGCGGTTCCAACCGGTGAAACCTGTTCTACGGCAAGGAGAATGTCCTTATTTATGTCGACACAGAACGTCGCAAGCCCCGCCGCGAATGAGAACGCGACACCGGAAACCACATTCGCCAAGGCGATGGTATCCAAGTCGGACTCAGTGAAGTTGTAGGATTTCATCGTCCGCCTCGTATGCGAAACGGCGATTCCACCCATCATCCCTTGCGGGATGGGGGTTGGAAGGTCTCCACCTCCCACTGCCGCTCTATAGGTGGTTTGCCCGCCGCCGCGCCCACCTGTGGCGGCTTTACTTTTGGGGGCCGGTTGCATCGCTGTCCCCCATACGTGATTGGGCTAGGTCCTCTTTGAAGGGGTCTAGAAGCTTCTCAAGAATCAACTTGAGTTCTTCCGCCTCTCCGGGCGTCAATTGCACCGCTATTCGATAGTTTATCGGATGATCGGGCGACACAGACTCGCCAAAGGCAATTCGGAAGTGAGACGGCTGGGTCGTCACCAGGAAGCGGTTCACGATCACAGTCGGGACGGCGTAGGACGCCGCTATTTCGTCAACTGTGACAGGTCGGACAGGTTCTGACATTCGCGCATCTCCAATAGCCTAAGCTGAGATGCACTATAGCCTGATTCGGCCTTACATGTCTAAAGGGGATACATCCCTACGGACGCGGCTACTGCCGAAGGCATTACAACAGATCTGCGAAACACAACGGCGACCCCCTTGCCGGTGGTGTGATGCGCGGTTCTGTCATCCCCCAATGGCTCGAAGAGCATTCAACGTTTTCATGCACCGAGTGCTTAGAATGGCCGTTCTCGCGGTCAAAGAAGGGCTACGGCCAAGTAAAATTTGAAGGCCAATCTATCGGGGCGCACCGCGCAATGTGCATCATCGCTCATGGCCCGCCACCGCCAGATAAGAATTTTGCCGCCCACTCCTGCAACAACGGGCACCTTGGGTGCGTGAACCCATCACACTTATCGTGGAAGACCCCGAAAGAGAACAAGTCCGACATGATTGCGTGCGGCGCATCCCCGCGTGGAACCAAACACCCAAAGAACAAACTATCCGAACGCCAAGTTAGAGAGATACGCAGCTTGGTAGGAACCGCCTCACGCAGGGCGATCGGGGAAATGTTCGGTGTTTCTGGAGAAACGATAGCCGCAATACACTCCCGGCGCAGTTGGGGATGGCTCCCCTGATTTATCCGCTGTTTGTCACATCCATAACGAGGCCCATGATGGTCGCGGTGTAAGGGCTGTTAATTTCGAAACACACGCGGCTGTCCGTGTCCCAATATCCGCCAAGGGTGAACGACACCTCATCCACTATGCTCGTCTGGATAGCCGATGGCGACTCTCCATTGACCCTGAGAGGAGGCGGATACATCGTCGTGAAATCGGCCCCGAACTTCACCCCGTATCGCGTGAAATTCGTCATGATCGGGCCGATTTGAGACACATGCTTTTTCTGAAGCAATGCAGACCCACCCGTCGCGCCATAAGCCAGCCGGGCCGACTTGTAGCGCGCACGATATGGCAACCCGATGGCCCATCTCGAAACGGCGGACGGAACGACGATATTGCCCGACCCGTTCACGACGAACGTGCGCCTGACACCGGGCGCCGATTCCAGTGGAGCACCATCCGCCCATACCACAACGGTTTCGCCAATGAGATGAACGCCTGCATAAATTGTCGTGGATGCCGGCGGGATTGGTTCGGTCTGGCGGATAAACGAATCCACAACATAGGTAACGGTATCGGGCACAACCTCGCTATCGAGTGCCATTTTCTCGACATAGCGCACCGTCGATCCGCCAATGGTGCGGGCCACGACGAAATACACCCTGTCCTGCGTGTCTGAGGGCAGAACAGATACGCTTTCGAAAGACCCGTCAGTCTCTATCGGAATGAACGCCAGAACCTCTTGCGCCGGTTCGTAGAGGCAGCAGACGCAGGAGCCGTCGTCCATCACCATCCAGATCCGGGTATCGGGACGGCGCTGCACCGCAAGATGCTTCACCCCCGACGAGAATAGGTCCGTCGTCAGTTTCGACAATTGCGTGGCGACATAATCGCCCGACGACCCGTCGAATACAACTTCCATCACCGCCTGTCCCGAGCGTTCGATGAACAGGCCCCTAGTATCGATCATCGCCGGATCGACGGGAGCCGCGCCTGTCGTGGACGAATTGCGAATGGACAGGTTCGTCGGTGTGATCGGCTCGTCCAGGGACGACGACTTCGCCACAGCAACCGCGCCCTCAGTCCCAGCAATGATCCGCTGGAGCGACATCAGCCATTTCGTCGTATTGACACCACCCGTAGCGATGGAGCGGTTGATCGGCCCCGCGTCGCCTTCCATATCCTCATCGAAGCCTTCGAAAGCGTCTGATACCGAACCCCACAGCTTGTCGGACCCTGACCACCACAGGCGCCCATCCGCGAGGCAAACCGCCGTTGGATACGTCCTGTTGGCAGACCACTCTCCTTCCTGCCAATCCTCGGTATAGGTTACATTGTTGAACGGCGTCAGGACTTCGATATCGACTTGGGTCGGGCTGGTATAGCCAACCACCCGGCAGATACCGGTTCCGCCGCCGCCCGCATAGGTTAGCCTTACGGTTGCACTACCGGATGTGTAGCCGCCATCCTTGATGCCAAGGCGATAATAGATGATGGCATTGTTGTCGTAGTCGTATTGCCCGACAGGCCCGACATTGGCAGTTACCGCGACGACCGAGCCAGCGCCAGAACTGGTGAAATCGGTATAGCCGAATTCCGGGTCATCAAACGATCGCTGGTTCCATATGCTCGCAACCCATGTTCCGGAAATCGTATAATACCAGACCCTGTCGCTTACACCTGGCATTACTTCAAAGATGCCGACTACACGAATCGGGTCGGTGTAAACGTCATTTGCTGCGAGTTGAACAGTCTGGTCATAGCCGTTCTGAAACAGCTTGAACAACGCGCCGACATGGTTGGCGTTGAAGAAGTTACTATCTGCCGTAAGCGTCCCATTGCCTTCCGTGACGCTCGGTTTGAGTTTTACTTTTCGCGTGCGTTCCGCCGTGAATGGACCATCGTCAGGACCGTAGAGAACGACAGACCATGACCTTGCGGCGCGGCGCTCGATACGGCGCGGCTGATGCCCCTCGCATGCCACGAAAACCACGTCGGCGGACTGCGCAAACCGCATCAGCGGCAGATCGGCCGTGGCCCAGGGCGTCGGGAGCGACATGACCCCAGCGCCCTCGATTGTGATGGAATTGACCCGCCGCAGCATGCGGTCATCGTTCTTCAACTGGATATAGGCATTGGCCCCAGTCGGGGTGAATGCAAGGCTGTGCGTGCCAGTTTTGAGGCTGGTTTCCTTTATATACTGCTCGCCACCCGATGACGATCCGCAGCGGAACAGGATAGGCCCGCGCTCGACAACAATCCGGAATGCGTGCTCTGTGTTGGTCTCGTTGATTGCGACGGTCTGCGTCGCGGTAGCCGTCGACCCGCGAGCGGTAGCCGTGAGATTGAGATAACCGCCAGAGATCGTAGCAGTCGCTCCGTCTGTTGCCGTCAGGGTCCAGCCCGCGCCAGCGGAGAACGCGCCGTTCGTCACCGTCGCACTGACAGCGGGTCGCGTGATCAGTTCATCATCAACAGCAACACGCATCGCAGCATTGCTGAAGACCATGTTCGAAGCGTCGGTCGCCCCGAATACGAACTCTTTGAGCCGCGTCACGCCAGACGCGGTGAACAGGTATTCCAGACCCGGACGCATGAAGCCAGGGCCAGTGGCCTTCGCCATGAAATTCGTCTGCGCCTCCGCAGCTAGCCGCATGCGCTCCAGGTCGACGCGCGTCAGCGCAGTGGTGTCATGCAGCCCGACGTTGAACGCCTGTAGATAGGTCCGGACGGATGCCATCAGGGCTGCATCCGATTGCGCTGGGTGATGCGCGCGCTGGTCCAGCGACCGGGGTTCTTCCACTGGACCCGCTCGTCAACCGCATCAATAATCTTAGCCCGTGCCAGCCGTTCCTTGAACAGGCCCAACATGTCGTTGCGGTTGCCACGATCACCGGAGATCGGTAGCCCGCTTTCGAAGGCAAGATAGGCTTCCACCGCCTTTGCAAAGCTCTGCGGCCATTTCGTCAGATCGAGACCGTAGCTCGCATCGTTCGATACGTAGCGGAGGTAGAGTTCCTCCGCATTCGTGTAGATGTAGGACTGCTGGACGCTGTAAGCCTCGAATATCCCGTCAAACGAGGCATTGTCGCTAATCGCAGCGATGCGCACGAAATCGGTCGGCTTGGAGAAGGCGTAGTCGTAGCCGGTGTCCGGATTGGTCGGGGCGGCAGGCGTCGTCAGCGGCTCGAACCGGATAGCGAAGTTCCACAAGCCCTGCTCGAGCATGTGCTGGACCGCGTCGTCGTAGATCTCGTCCAGCACATAGCGTTCCGGCCTGTCGTCCGTCGTGGCGGCAAGCTGGTGCGGGCCGAGAAGCCGCAACGCGCCTCGATAGAGATTGAGCTTGGTCGCCATTGGCTATGCCTTGAGTTTCAGCGTTCTCACGGCGCGACTGCGTTGGCGCTCTGGAAATGCGCGCGAGCTGCGAGGATGGCCTCGTTCTTTGTCGGGTGGTTCCGCGAAACCTCAACGGCCGGGTCTTTCAGCCAGACACGCCAGCCGGTCTTCGGCGCGTGGTTGACCGAATAGCCATCCGGGACTTCCATATCATCAACCGGAGCGTCGGCCGGGACATCCTTTGCCTCTTGTGCATATGCAGGGTTCAGCCACATGCCGAGGACGTGGACTTTCAGCATTCCGGGGCCGGACTCGAAAACCAGAAGATGAACACGCCACGCCATGTCGGCGCGCATCGCGACGATCTCATTCCCGGTCTGGATTTTGGACGCGATATGCGCCCATGCGCCGGGTCGCAAAATATCCGTCACCGAGAAATTGACCGGGACGCGGACAAAACGAGTGGTGACATTGTATTCGATGGGGTCGACATTGGTCGACGCCGGCAGGACAAGAGCCGTCATTTTTTGCCTCATGATGATTTGGAGGGTGTGGTTTAGGGGCGAGCCGAAGCCCGCCCCACCGACCACTGTGGAGGCAACACAGCGACCGAAGCCGCTATGCTGCGTCAGGTGATCGCGGTCGGGGCCGCGACAGTCGCAGCCGCACCGGATACCGATGCGACCTGGTAGCGCTTGTATTTCGCGGTCGCTACGTCAACGACATCCACAAGGTCGCCCTTGCGCATGCCCTTGGACGCACCGTCCGAAAACCAGCTGGCGCCGACAATGGTAGCGTCTGCGTCAGCCGCGCTGTTGTAGTAGCCGAAGACACGCGGGTAGGAACCGCCGCCGAGCGGCTCCACCAGCAGGGTCAGATTGTCAGGAACGTATGCCATGTTCAGGTCTCCTTACGTGGCAACGAACGCCGAGCCGTCGTGAGTGATCTTCACGATGCCGGTGT